AGAAACTCAACGGGGCTATGCATAATGACCGGGTGATGGTAAGGATACAGGAAAAGGGATATAACGGCCAGCGGCCGGAGGGCACGGTTATCAGAATCCTGGCCCGCAACACCCGGGAACTGGTAGGGACCTTTACCAAAGGCCGGCACCTGCTGCAGGTGGTTCCGGATGATTCCCGGCAGATTTACCCTATCTATGTTAAAGCCTCGCGTAAATGGAAAGCCAAAGAAGGAGACAAGGTATTGGTCAGGATCAGCTCCTGGCCTGAACGGGACAAGGTGGCCGAGGGTAAAATCGTGGAAGTGTTGGGACGCAAGGGAGAGGCGGGTGTTGATCTTAAAGTTTTGGCCAAAAAACATGGCCTGCGCCTGGAATTTCCTGATAATGTGCTTGAAGAAGCCCGGTCCGTGGCTGTGGCGGTCGCGGCGGAAGAGATATCCCGGCGCCGGGACTTGCGGGACTGGCGCATGGTAACCATTGACGGTGAAGATGCCAAAGACCTGGATGATGCTGTTTCCATTGAAAAAACTTCGAAAGGCTACAAGCTAGGGGTGCATATTGCTGATGTCTCCCATTATGTTAAAGAAGACTGCAAGTTGGACCGGGAAGCCTTTAAGCGCGGCACCAGTGTTTACCTGATAGATAAAGTTCTGCCCATGCTGCCGGTGGAATTATCCAATAATATCTGCAGCCTCAATCCTCAGGTCGAGCGCTTGGCTATAAGCTGTATAATGGATATTGATTCCTGGGGACAGGTAGTGGATTACGAGATCGTAAAGTCGGTAATCCAGATAAATGAACGGATGACTTACCGTGATGTAAACCGTATTCTGGCCGATAATCCCCCGCCCTTAAAGGAGCGATACGGGGAACTGGTAGAGGATTTCTTCCTGATGAAAGAACTATCTGATATCCTGCGCCGTTCCCGCTTAAATCGGGGGATGCTGGATTTTGATTTCCCCGAAAGCAAGGTAATAGTTGACGAAGAGGGTTTTCCCCTAGAAGTCAAAAGAGCCGAGCGCGGTCCGGGTGAAATGCTGATAGAAGATTTTATGATAAAAGCCAATGAAGTGGTAGCGGAACACCTGCATAATCTGGGACTTCCCGCCTTGTATCGGGTCCATGAAAAACCGGATGAAGAAGCTATTGGCGAGTTAAACAAGGTGTTGGCGGTATTTGGGCATAAGATAAAAGGACATAAAGTCAGCCCCATGCTTTTTCAAGAGATACTGGCCGACATTAAGGGCCGGCCGGAGGAGCAAATGATTTCCTTGATGATTTTACGCTCCATGAAACATGCTTCCTATCTGCCTGAGCCCCGGGGTCATTTTGGTCTGGCTTCCCCCTACTACTGCCATTTTACCAGTCCTATCCGGCGTTATCCCGACCTTATAGTTCACCGGGTGCTCAGCAGCCTTTTGGATGGGGGTATGACTGCCCGTAAGAAGAGCAGCCTGGAAAAGAAGATGACAATTTACGGAGAACAATCCAGCCTGCAGGAGATGAAAGCCGAGGAGGCGGAAAGAGAGCTCCTGGATGTGAAAAAGGCCCAGTATATGTCCCAGTTTGTTGGTGATGAATTCTCAGCTCGCATCTCTTCCGTGCAAGCCTTTGGTTTTTTCGTAGCCCTGGAAAACACGGTTGAGGGCCTGGTGCATATCTCCAGCATAGCTGATGATTACTATTTGTTCAGCGATCGTACTTACACCCTGCGTGGCCGGCATAGCGGGAGAAAATTTGCTATCGGCGATAGCGTTCGGGTGCAACTGGTTAGAGTGGATGTGGATGAAGGCAAGATCGATTTTGAATTGCTCCAGGATGAGTAAAAGCGTTTCACCTCCCATAGCTACTAACTCGCTTTTCCTCCCGGCACTCAGAAACGATAATGCTTAATAGACATATCGAGGTTTGGCTGAGTGCCAGGGAGTGTGTCCACAAGTCCGTCCCCCTGTCATTCAGACTCGGGTAACATTGACGTAGCGATGAATCTGAGCTATAATAAGAGCGTAGGCAATAGAAAAACCCTGGTCTCAGCAACAGCTTTTGGCCCGAGACGAGGGTTTGTTTCATCTATAATAGCTTGAGGTGTGAAAGATGGGCAAGAAGGGCAAAGGGATTAAGTCGGTGGTAGATAACCGCCGCGCCCGCTACGAATATCATATCAAAGAAAACCTGGAAGCCGGTCTGGTACTGGTGGGGACCGAGGTCAAATCACTGCGCATGGGCAAGGCCAACCTGCGTGATGCCTATGCTGTGGTCAAAGATGGAGAGATCTGGGTCAACAATTTCCACATCAGTCCCTATGACAAAGGCAACCAGTTCAACCATGATCCTCTGCGGCCCAAAAAGCTCCTTTTGCACCGGCGGGAAATAAACCGCCTGCATGCTTTACAGAGGGAAAAAGGCCTGACCCTGATTCCCTTGAAGATTTACTTCAAAGAAGGCCGGGCTAAAATGGATCTGGCGGTAGCAGTAGGGAAAAAACTCTATGACAAGCGCGAGGATATAGCCAGCCGCGATGCCCGGCGCGATATGGAACGCAGCCTAAAAGAGAGGAACCGTGCTTAGGGTTAAGCTGGGGAAAAGAAATAGCACCCGCAGGGCGCAAGTTCAAAACTTACAACTTAAATGTTTATCACCGTTGACAATATAAACGACAGGGTTTATTATGGCTTTTGCAGTCAGTATTAATTAATATGGGGGCGTACTGGTTTCGACGGGGGATAAGATGGGTTGAGCAGCGAGCCGAGTTGTCGCCAGCTCGTTAAAAAGGTGAAAACTTAAATTAACTGCAGAAGATAATTTTGCACTAGCCGCTTAAGCGGCTCGTCCGGCCAGGTTTCCTAACGGCCTGGTGCAGGGCGTCACTTAGTTAGGGTACCCTGAAGCCTTCTTTCTCGAGGGGCTTTATGGGGAAAACAATCGGGGATAGCTTGAAAGGAGCCTGTCCGCGGGCGCCCGGATGGCGAAGCTCAAAACACGGACTGTGCTCGGAGATACTCAGCTGGTCTTTCTTGCGGACGGGGGTTCGACTCCCCCCGCCTCCACCAGATTATCTACCATCTATTGATAAAATAAATTTTATCGGTGGGTGGTTTTTGTTTTGCATGGAAAGCCGGTATCTAAACCGTTCCTGCGTTTTTGCGGGACGGCTTTTATCTATTTGGGCGGGTTATTTTGCCGTTGGCAAGAGGAAATCTTACCGTTTTCCGGTGGGGTTGGCAGGGATAATCGTTGAAATTTAGCAGGGGTGTGCATCGCCAACAGGCAATCGTTGAAAGATTGGGATGAATCGTTGAAAATATACCGAACCAATACAGTCCCAATAATCAGATCATTCTCCGCTTCTTAAGGGTACAATAGATCTTATGCATATTGTTTTTTTTATGATTTAGTCAATCGTACTCACTATCAAACTCAAGCACAAATTCTTACATTCACATAAAATAACGGTAATCGTAGATTGCGCCCTCATATTGCGATAGTAGCCAACCAATCCTCGCGATTTCATTTGAAGACTCAATGGTGCAGGGCAGCTTGGAATATAAGCCAAAGCTATTCCAGTTCATCTTTGATAGTCCCAATATTTCTGTCGCAATCTGCGCCATTGTGCCGTTGCCATAATGCTTCACGATTTTTAGCGGAAGCGGAATCGTCTTGCCGCCCTGTATATACTTTCGGTTTGGGTCGCGAACAGATGGAGCGATCCCGTGAGTATATAGGTACATGGTGTTTTCGTTAAGCGGGAAGCATAATCCGCGTCGCACTGGGAAACCGTCGATACCGGTCACATTCTTATTGAACTCGAAGCACTTGATATCATCCTCATACGTTATTTCCAACAACTCAATGTCTCGAACACCTGCGCTTGCTAGGCTCTCAACAAGCCCCTTAACCTCCTCTTTTCTAAATGGTGTCCTTTTATGGACAACCACCCTTTTGGGCAACTCGGTGAAGGATTTGTAAAACAGTTCCTTTATATTCAGCCCAAGGCGGTATGCTTCATCCTCGGAAAGGAATGGATTCTTCTTACGGTCAAAGGTAACCTCATCAATTTTGGAGAGTTTATACTTCATCCCCTGACCATCGGATGAATAGATGTGGCTGCAACCAACTATGATATTTGCTCCTTTTGGTGTATGGTTTACGCTGTATCCGATGCCAGCAAAAGCAGTATCATATTGGAGTCCAGAAATAACCCACGGAATTCGACTGGACTTAACATATATCGCTAAGGAAAGTGCCCACATGATTTGACAGTACATTTCGCTTTCAATAGTCTTTTCCCTCACAAATTGCGTTGCTATATTTTTTTGAGCCGCATATGCTTTAACAAAATCATGCAAATCATATTTTTCATTGTTTTCTGCATATCCAGTAAGAAAATCATAATCTTTGGGGATGTAGATTAACGCCACATCAATCGCCGAGGCACTTAACTGGTCAAGTCTTCGAGTGATTAAGTTACCTAATTCCACAGATGCTCTTTGGACGTCTGTAATCTTGGGGGGTTGAAGGTTTGTCCATTCATTGGATTCAGGCGATGGAATATCTAGTTGCGTTTTGAAAGCTTGATAAAAGCCAGGGAATGGAATGACAAAATCAACATTGTATTTAACACTCTGTCTACAATTAAACTGATTAAGAAAATCGTGCAACCGTTTTTTGTGGCTATCAGGACATATCACGCCCAATGATATTGAGGATCTTAGCACTTTTTCGTTTAGGGAATAATCAAAAGGTGTGTTGTTTAACAACCCACGCATCGGATGGAAGTCGGTTACCATACGTTTTTGATGCGGATTGTAGAATTCCAATTCCGGGTCGCGGCATTCTACACCATTGAAGATTACTCTGTTACTATTGATTGTTTGTGGTAGTTGGATAGGTCTGCTACTTCCATAATTTACCCCTAAAATAGCACTATTATGACGGACTATAAAATCGAATCCGGTATAAGTATTCTGAGGATAGGAACATCGGATGCCATTTCTGCCAAGTAGTTTTCGAATCCATGTTTCTACGTAGCTGTGGATGTTGTAATTGGGCTTATCAGAATTTATGTCAAGGCTGAAAGCATCAGCGAACTGCTTTCTTTCATCGCGGGACAAAATAATATCATTATCGTACGCAAACGCTGGACTTACAGTAATGTATGTGTATTTATTATCGAAGATCAAAGCAAGGCGAATTCCTTTGTAGGCAGTAATAGTTCTGCTACCGATATTTTTTGATATACGCTGAGAACTATCCCAAATTTTGTCTTTGGAATATTCGAGCGAATTAATCTGTCCCAACAAAGCCGTGACTGTCTTTAATAGAAGTTCTTTGAACTCACTTTTATGTATAAGAGCATCTCGGGTGAATGGTGTTACCGAGATTTCACTTTTTAGCTTGCCTGCGCAGATGACTTGTATTTGGGATTTTTCACCCCAAGCATATATAAATCCTTTCAGGGGTACCGCCATAATGCTGTTGTCATAGAGCGTTTTACAAAACGCCCACGGAGACTCTTCCTTGGCGTACTCAACTTCAAACTGGAAGCAATTCTTGGGAAATGCAACAGGATAGACGTTTGTGTCGGTAATTTTATTAACCGTACGATTTAGTGCGTCAAACCGGCTTGTCACCACGTTGGTTTTTGCGCCTAATTTCTTCTTTACGGTCTCAATCTTCTGAAGGAAAGCTTTATCTTCACTCATGCAATGGCGAGCCAGACTATATACAGTTTTATCGAAGCCATCAGTTGGAACGTAATAAGCGGCATGACCTGAGTCATTTACTGCCTGGATTAGATTGCTGACTGTCTCAGACGTATTTATGCCATACCCACACCAAAACAGTTTACCTGCCCCTTTAGTTAAATATGCTTTATTGAGTGCAGACATTAGCGATTTGTCTCGACCGCTGTATCCCAACACAATCAAGTCTCGATTCGCCAGTTCATGGCTTAATGCACTAATAAAAATATCGTCTTGAGAGTCTAATTCTTCAGACGTATTCTTCAAATCCCCATACTTATAGTCGCCGTGTAAAGCGATGCAAAGTAACTCACCTTGTACATCACCCCGATAAATACGGTCAGCAGTCTCTGATGTAATTTCAATAGGATTGACGTCGTACTGATGGGCACATTTCAGCATAAGTCCATCAAAATTGGTCGTCCAAACGCTCTTAATCATCCCTGTTTCAGCCAGCATAGAAATGATGTGATAACCCAAACTCGGATTCTTCCCAGAAACCAGATGTTGAAAATACTTCCTACGGTCATCGGCAATTGGGAATGTTTTTTCTGCATAAAAGGAATATTCATCATCTGAGTTCAGCACAGGGTAAACTTTCTCGCTATCTAGCCATTTTTGGATAGCTAGGCGAACATTATCCACTTTAATATTTCTGTAAACTTCGATCAGTCCCGGGTTTTTGGACAAAAAAATCTCGTGTTTCCAATCCCACACACAATTCGATGCACAGGGGATTCCCGACTCCACAGAAGCACCTGCACCCAATAGCAATGAATGCGGCATATACTTATTCTGTTTTAGCGATCGCAAAAACTCGTCAAATTTCAGCGTTTGCATCTCTTTAATAGCCTCCTAATCATGGCTAAATGTACAGAAAAACCCGGTTATCTCAATGAAGCGAAGATATCGAAAGCCGAAAGCTTTGCCGTCCGTAAATAGATATTTTCCTGCCTTTACATTTCCAGATGCTCTGACCGCCATACTAGAGATCTAGTCTTCACGTATAGCATCTGCGTCGAAAATTCTATCAAGCTCCTCGTTTGACGTAATACCGCGAACCTTATTTCTGACTGTTGTTTTTCCCATATCCAATCGATAGAAATGTTCGTGACCATCTACACCTTTTTTTAGACGAATGAGCTGAATTCTGCCAAATTTATCCCAGTGTTTCTCGGCAAATTTCGCCAAGCCTACAGCCTTGGGGTAATTATCCTTACGACTGGGGTCATGTGGTTCCAGAATATCGAAAACGTAACCCTGTGCATCTGCTCTAACAACCACTAAATCCGGGAACATAGAAGTGGTAATACCGCTAACTTCATACGGTATTTCAAGTGACCACTTTTTACGGTCGAGATTACGTAACCAGCAGACGGCACCGTTTTTAAGTTCTTCTTTAATAACTCCGCTCTCCCATTGGTTTAGTGATGTTTGGAATGTATCGTCCTCGGAACAATATAGGTGCTGTTCAAACTTAATGCTATCATCTGGCACAGAGAAATCGATTGAATCGGGTAATACCCATGGCACAGCTATCGGTTGTACAGAAGAATTTATTAACCTTTCATAAAAATTTTTTCGTGCCTCGTTTAATTTTGCAATGGAGCGCTTATTGTCTTCGTAGAGATTAATGAATTTTTCCTCTGCAAAGGCTTCTATTCGTTCCATTGCGTCCGTGTCGTTTGTAAGAACGATGATCTCCTTTTTTATATCGATATGGTCACGGCTACTGTGCCGAATCCAATATTCTTTGTGCAGGCCTTCGCCCAACAGCTTTCCGGCCTGTTCAAAATGTCGTGAAATATCGAAATCCGATACTGTCATGGTCTGTGTTGCTTCGTCAAAGGAATAGGCATTGTCTCCGTACTCAAATATGAGTGTACCCAGAGCAAATCCGGTGATCGCAGCAGCTCGGCTGTTAAATTCTCCGCTTTCTTTTATCCGCGCAATTTCCTCATCCATTTTTGATAGAACTGCATGTTTAACTGTTTTCTGCGCTCCTAAATCAATGCCGTCCATCGTCAGTGCTCGGGAAAGCTGTATTAGTAACTTAAGAGGTGCCTGTTTGCGAGATGAATCTACCCGGTAAGTGACGAGGTTATCCATTGCATCAAACACATCGGCATAGGCAAGATTGCGACCAAGTGTAACAAGTTCTTTGTTAGTACCTGTTTCGGCGGGCATAGCCGACTCACTATCGCGTAGAGCATTAACCACATTTTTCACTGTTTCTTCGTCAAAGTACGGAAGAAAAAGGCTCACGCTATTAAGTTCAGCATCGGAGGCAATTCTTCTCGCTAAAGGAGTGCGAATCATACGACCTAAAAGCTGCGCAATAAAAGTATAGTCTTGTGCACTGCGGAACGACATCATCGTTTCAGCACGTGGACAGTCCCAGCCTGTGGAAAGGTTCATTTTGAAGAATACTACCTTCACATTTTCTTCGTCTTCAATTCGAGAGGCCTCGATTTGCTGAATTTCGACGTCACGTACTTTAATCGTGCCACGGTCATTAAAGGTATGTACCACTTCACCAGGCAGTAATTTGCGCCCCAGTGATTCCTCAAGTAAATCAATACAAGCCCCAATATCAGTATGGGTTACTTCGCGTTCGTTGCCATCTTCGACTTGAACAACGAGAATAGGATTTACCATTTTCTCGTTTTCGCGTTCACAGTAAGCTTTCCAGTGAGAGCACTTTTTAAGCCAATTTTCTACTGCACCCTTGAACATGGTCATTTCGGCACTTAGTTGAATATCCGGGAAATGAATGATGATTCTGTCCTTTAAAAGTCCGGAATCACGCACATGCTCAGGAGGAACGATGACTTTCTGAACTGTCGATGTAGTTCCAGCAATTAAATTATCAAATCTCTGAGGGGTTGCAGTTACACCGATGACAAGAGGCATAATACAGAGCCCGTCATCCTTGCTGCCTTTAATGAATTTCTGCATGATGGACTGCGCTTTGTTCTCCGCTTGAACGGAGGTATAGGTGCCTCTATGCGCTTCATCAATCACCACATAAAACTGCTTTGGATTACGTTTAGTAGTGTTAGTAAGTGTTTCCCAAATTGAATATTGCCGTGTATCGGATTTTGCCGTCAATAGTTTGTCAGAACCTAGTTTTTGTGTGTTCAGAAAATAGATGCGGCCACCTTCAAGATACTCGGCGCTAAAGGTTGCATCAATAGTAACTAAATCCCGCACACGGATTTTATCAGACTTGCTTTCAATTTTTAGCCGCGTTTGCTCATTAAGTTCCGGTGAATCGGAAAGCCAAACAAACACTGACTTCGGCTCGCCAATGTTATCTGCACTCCCAAATAGAATTTCTTCAAAGAGTGTGGTCATGATGATTGTTTTTCCCGAACCTGTAGGTGCGGAAAAGGAAATTACTTGTGGGTCACGTTCGCTCCACATCAAGTGTGCTTTATTGATCTTTTCATGCAATTCAGCAAGAGCTGTTTCCTGAAACGGAAATAATGTATCTCTCATTTATGAATCCCTCCTGCTCCCCAACACAAAGTTGTCGATGTAATCGCGGTATAGCTGGTATGTTTTATTTACTTTTATGCCAGCGGTCATTTCACGGAATGCGTCCTCGGAGTTTGTTACGAAATAGACCACCTTGATTCTATCTTCTTCCGAGAGCTTTTCGGCAAACTCAGCAAACTTTGTTTCATCAACCAGAACAGCAAAGCCGTTCTGTGGAAGAATTAACATTTTTGGTTCTTCATCGCTGCTTAGTTCAGGTCGCTTACCAAGTGCACCAGATTTCAGCCACAGCAGTGGTAGTATTTCATGAAACTGCTGTCCCAACGACACGCTGTTTTTATCCAAAAAACCAAGTTTAAAATATTCGACATTGGCAGGGAAGCCATCACTCATGGGGCGTTTCACTTGCGTTGTCTCGCTAATGGGACCAAGCAAATCAGTAACCAGTGCTTTAATAGCTTTGAATTTCGCGGGCTCTTTGACCAATATGTAAAAGTCGGTGATGTGGTCTTGATCTTCCAACGCTTCAAGCCATTCATCAACAGCGTTTATATCAAATAAAACCGACGCTGAATGTTTATCCGAAACAATAAATTTACTGCCCGCTTTTACCAACGTTTGCGGCAGTTGTGCCTTTCCATCCTTGCCACGAAGCAAGGAAACAAGCTGCTTTTTAGCGCTGGTTGTTAGTTCTGTGGGGTTCTCTACAAAGCCGAGCTGATAGAATGAACGATCAACTTCCTTTGTTACGGTCTGGTTCGTAAAGTACTCTCCTGTTAGAACTGTGCCATCGTCACGTTTGCCAAGAATGCTATATTTTGTCCTCGGCCAAGTTACCGCGCGGCAAATTCCATGTTTTTCCCATTCGAGGTCACCTGGTTGGTAGCCGTTTCTTTGCAAATCCCGTGCCTCGTCAACTGAAACCTCATTATTTGTGACCAATATGCACCGTCTTTGGCCGTTATCCTCAACGTTCAACAGATTCACGGCATGGAGAGTTGTACCACTTCCGGCAAAGAAATCAACGATAAGGGCTTTTTTATTATTTCGAACAACTGCCATAATTGCATCTTTAGTAGAATAAAGTGATTTCGGGAAAGAAAATGCTCTTGACTGACCTACAATACTTGAAACCATGTCAGAACCATAAGCCCCAGCGTCATGATAAGAGCGGTGCCATACCGTTTTAATTACACGAGTATCATCCCTAGCATATTCAATGGTAACAACATTAGTAATCGGGTCACGACCGACAATTCGGATACCGCCACGCTCAATTTGTTGTTGATTTGGTTGACTTATGTACGAAATTCCCCAAGTTCTACGTTGTGAATCATATTTTCCACAAGCTACGTATCCTTTGGAAATCAGGTTGTTTAACGTGTCGCTACCAACACTCCATCTTCCAAATGAACCATCTTTTCTAATAGGCCACGCGACTTCATAGCCTTCAATCTTTTCACCAAGAACCGGTGATTGCGATAAAGGTAAGTAATTACCCGCCTTTACAACAGCTTGTCGCTCACTATCAACCAGCACAGGATAAAACATACTTTCCCGGTCGCTTCTATTTGCATCTGTTCCTGAACGTAGCAAACCCTTCCAACGTGGTTTTCTGTTGGGGATAGGTGGGTTTAGCAAATTATCATCGTTGTCAGCAACAAATGCGTTAGGAGCAAAGCAATACACTATATATTCCTCTACCCGCGAAAAGCGTCCCTGAGTAACCCCTTTAGGGTTTATCACAACTGTTACCATTTGGATATAAAACTCTGGAAAAAGTTGTTCTAACAGAATTCGAAGGTGATGCACTTCGTGTTCGTCAATGGTGACGATGAGAACACCTGTGTCTGGGTTCAAAATCCTCTTCGCAATCCTCAGCCGCTTCTGCATCATTGACAGCCACTTGCTATGACGCCAGCTATCAGAGGAATCCACATAGTCATTGTTGTATTTCCAATCTTTTGCCCCTGTGTTGTATGGCGGGTCGATGTAGATGCAATCTACCTGTTTGGGGTATAGGTATTCCAGCAATTGGAGAGCGTGGTAGTTGTCTGCTTCAATGAGTGTGTGCCATAGATTACTACCAGGCGCATTCTCTACAGATTCAATCGGTTGGAGCATAGGAAATATCGGCTCGCCAAATTGGGCAACCGAAACGAGTTCCGTAAGTGGGATTGCCACAGCATCGCCTGTTATCTTTTTACGGCAAAGGGCAGTATCGCCATTTAATTTCACCACTGTATAGAAATCATTGATGTGTCCCGTTTTTCGTGCAACTGTCGAGCCAAGTTTGATAGCAACATCATAAAGCGGAGTACATTCAGGGATGTGTTCCTCGAAAACTAGTCCAAATTTTTTATTCTTAGATAGGCGAGCAACTTCCTGTTCCAAACGAATACGTAAAGACGTATCAGGTATTTGCCTTATTAAATCGTTTATTGCAGCCATATTTTAGATCCCCCCATTAATATCATTCGTTTCGTGCTTACTCCACGAACGACCAAAAAGCTCATTTCCATCCGACAACCGCAAAATCGTTGTAGCTTCTAAAATCTTGTGTGCCTTTGTGGTTGTAGAATCAGCCTTGTCAAACGCAATAAAGATCTGTCGTCCACTGGCCTGATAAAGTTCCAATATGTGTTCTAGGTGTATGTCCTCAATGCGTTTGAGAATATTAGAATCATGAATGAGTACAGGGATTGGTCGTAACTCAAGCACACTTAAATCGTAAACCACCAGGCTCTTAAACGCAGTACCCTCACTGGTGTTTCCAGGAGTCTCAAAGGTAATTTCCTTTTGGGGAGTAATCTGCAGAATGGGTGCTATTTCTTGGTGTTCAGTCACTACACCATTTATCGTTGCCATACGTAGGTTGATGTTGTCCTGTATTTCTTCCAGCTTCTCGGTTTGTTGAAGCATTAGTCTTTCTAGCTTGTGCTCTGCTTCGGCGCGGATTTCCTGCAATTCTTTCTGGTGAATCAACTCGGCTGTTTCCTCTTCTAGTCTATCAATGCTTTTTGACACGTTGACACATTGGGAGAGCACTCGTTCCGACATCTCTTTTGCCAAGCCGGATTCCTCTATCTTTTGATGTAAACGTTTGATTTCTTTATCGCAATGATCAATGAGCGGTTGCAAACGTGCTATTTCCTGAGCCATTTCTTCGCCCAGAATTTCCCTTATTCTCTTATGAAAGTGCTCAATTTCCTCGAAGGCTTTTATATCAGTATTTGGGAAAAAATGCACCAGGGAATCAAATTCACTGGCGGTTTCAGGATTAGTGTCAGCGATGTTACTCGAAATTGCATTAAGCTGAGATTGCAGACGATTGCGTTTGCGGATGAATTTGTTCAACTCTTTTTGAGCCGCTTTTATCCGTTCAAATGTCTGTGTATCAAACCCAAACAGCGCTAACTGGGCCTCTTCACTGTTTTTCATTAGCTTCTGGAGCCTTTTCTTCAGTGACTCTATAGTCTTCTGATTCATTTCAATTTTTGCGGTGTCAACCTGCTGACGCTTACGCGATTTAAGCTGCGAGTATTTGACACCAAGTTCTTCCTCCATGTTCTTAATGGCAGAAAGAATATTGTAGTGACCAAATAGTTTCATCAGAAAATCAACTGCTTTTTCATCCTGTTCACGAGGCTTTACGAGCAGGGGGTACTTCTCCAGTGTATTTTCCCGGCCATAAATACGAAAATACCGCTCTGTAATCTCCGAAAATGTAAGGGCTGGAAGTCCAACCTTGTATTCCTGAAAGAGAAAGCTCCGAAATTCATCAAGCGACAACTTTGTAATGAAATGGCCTTCTTTATCACAGCGATATACATTTTTAGGTTCATCGGTTCTCCGGTAAAAGTAATGTGGCTGTCCTTCAAATTGAAAAGTGAAATAAATGGTATGAGGGCCGATCTCTTTTTTAATGTCACCAGAAAGGGTGTAGTAGCCTTCACCGCCGAACGCATAGTCGATAATCCACAGAAATGTTGATTTGCCAATGGCATTACTGCCGCCAGAACTACCTAAAACCGTATTAAGTCCATAATTAAATTGGATGTTTTGATGCTTAGGTGCAAATTTATCACATCGAATTTCTGTCAACATAGCGTAGTACCCTCCCTTCATCCATTAATTCAATTTTCCCCAATGCAAACAAGCAGTCTAAAGCACTTAGAAAATCGCCCATATCCTTCTGCCCTGATGTGGTTAGTTCAAACAGCTCTTTAGGAGACATATCTCGCTGCGTCAATACTTCTAAGATATCTGGAAAACGGGCGATAACGCTGTTTGTATAAGATGTAACTTTATTCGGCAATCTCATCGAATACCTCACACCTTTGCACGAAGTAGGAGATTATTATTTCACAGGCTTCTTTGTATTTGCGGCCAGTCTTTTCAAACAATGTTTCAACGAGCAGATTATAAATGGCACTTTGGGAGGGAAGCGATTCGCTTGCATCTTCATACATCCGCTTAATACTTTTAGCAAACTTATCAACGTTTAGCTTGTTTTCTCCTGCCAATCGATCTAACGCATTATTAACGCCTTCATACAACTGCGTAACATCAAAAAGCACACGCTCTTTCAACCGCTTTTCAGTGACTTTCTTTTCAACCTTGACAGGTTCTATTTTGAGACGTGTATCATCTGTAACATCCATTAAGTTTACTTCACGAAGCACATCTTCAATTTGATTTTGCAATGTATATAGTGACGTTGCATTCCTTGCCGCCGTAAGATTTTCTAAATAATGTTTGTCCGATAATAAAGCCAATTTATCGTCTTCTGAGGCATTTTGCATTTCGCGTTCACAGTCAACACATAGAATAACATCATCAGTTTCAGAAAGGTGAACGACTTTAGCGTAATTAACGTCGTTACCTTCTTTTTTTATGCCTAATGGTCTCCCACATTTTTGACATTTGCCGCCTGTCTCTGTTAGTAAAACCAAAGCGCGAGTGTTAATCGCTATTTCATCGGCGATCCCCATTGAGAAATTGCTGTATGCCGTAAGAAAGTCTATGCTCGTTTTTTGTGTGTCAAAGGACTGTATGTACTCACCGGTTATCTCTCTTATGCTTTCTTGACAGTTGCGGTTTTCTACATTGACCACCGTATATAGGAAAAGCCCGGCCAGAAAGTCTTCTAATACAAAAGCATTACGTCCTGCAATAGTTGCTTTTGTCATTCCGTTAACTCTTTCCACAATTGTATCAGGCTCGATTGTGTCATCAGAAGCGACGATATCCTTCAACGCAAGAACGATGTGGCTCCTTTTGTTGCTGTCCAGGAGAGATAGGATATTATGTTTGAAATAATCAGCAACAGTACGCAAGTCCACTGTTGGGGCATTTTCAGTCACGATAGGCGATAGATTTTTCTTACCACGAACCAAATCTGAAGTAGTGCCATCATCTTCACGAATATCATAATTTGGCGCAATAGAAAGCAAGATGGTGCCACACAACCGCTTTTGCGTAACGCTTTTTGCTTTACAAAGCGTTAAAACCGTTGCGTAAGAACCAAAGCACAGCTTTTTCATAAATTGCGCCCCCTTAATTAAATCTAAGAATTCGATGCATCATCATCGACATAGTCAACAATATCACCAATGTTCACATCAAGAGCCTTACAGATTCTGGCTAATACGTCCATGCTTACCGGCAAGTCCTTACTCATCTTCGCTATCGTAGTTGATGTCAGATTCGTCTTTGCCATCAAGTCTTTTTTCATCATCTTTTTATCAATTAATAGTTTCCAAAGCTTGTTATAACTAAATGCCATTATATCGCCTCCAAGCATTCTGGACGCTCTTAAAATAAGTTGTTACCTAATTATAGCAAATAACTAAGCAAATAAAAAACATAAATTTAAATATGTTAATTTAATCTTTGCAAATGCTTAGTCCAATTTTCTGCGATAAAAACAAATGAAAATTTGCTGAGTAATAGCGGAGTGATAGCGGAGCTGTAGCTGAGGACTCACCGTGCTTGAGCCAATAAAATCAATATAGACGGTCAGACAAGCCGTACTTTTCATGGAAAGGAGATGCGTCGAGATGCGAGATATCCGAAACGCTCGCGGCAAGCTGGTCTGCCGCCTGGATGAGAAAGCTGGCGTCGTAGAAATTGTCTACAAAGGCTGCAAGACGCTGATTTTTATTAAACCAGATGGAAAAGCAGTAATCATAAATACAGAAGTAGCATAACCGCAAACACAAGTCAATAACGAGAATCCGCAGAACCGCGAGACGGGCAGGATGACACCAACCACTGGTGTCGCCGCCCGTCTCGTTTTGTTTCTACGGATTTGAGACATCGGCCCCCTGCGGATTTTCAAGCCAACTTTTGAAAATCGCAGGAGGAAAAAGATGTTAATAAATTACAAAGATGCCGATGGCAGAATCATCGAATTGGAGGTTTCTGACGAAGTCGGTACCTTCTATCTCAGTTCCGTAGAAGAAGAAAAGAAAAATGAACGGCGGGAAACCCGCCGCCACACTTCCCTTGAGAGTTTCACCTATGAGGACAAGCGGTTCTTTGACGATGGAACGGACTTGCTTGCCGACCTTATAGCTTCAGAAACTGTTAGCCGCGCTATGTCCCACCTGACCGAGCGACAGCAGTACCTTATCCGTAAAACCTGTCTGGAAGGTTGGAAATACACAGAACTTGCCGCCCTGGAAGGCGTGGACGAGTCCGCTATACGCCACGCCGTAAACCGAGCAAAGAACAAACTCAAAAAAATGTTATAGTAACCGTCCGATTTATCTTCCGCAGGTGGCATAAGGCAGAAGGCACAAGAAATCAGCCTTCGGAAAGGCAAGGTGATCCGAATGAAGCACACGCTTAGAATTAGTGTTTCAAAGGAACCACAGGGCGGCGGAATAGTTGGCTGTCGCCGTGTCACCGTGCGCGAGAGACTGCTGCGTCTCCTGCTTGGTGACAAGCAAAGGCTGACGGTCATTGTCCCAGGCGACAGTGTGAGAGCGCTTTCAATTATTGAGGAGGGGGGTGATAGCCATGAGCAAAACCAAGCTATTGCTGGATGTAGCGGCTAACCTAAAAAATCTGGCAGACAGCATTTGGGCTGTAGCAGAGACAATGGCGGATGGTGAGCCTAGCGGGGCTTTGAAGCCGGAAGCACCAACTGTCAAAAAGGAAGAAAAACCTGAAACCAAAGCGGTCACGCTTGAGCAAGTCCGGGCTGTGCTGGCTGCGAAAAGCCATGATGGCTTTACCGCTGAGGTCCGAGCACTGTTGGAGAAGCACGGTGCATCAAGGCTCAGTGAGATTGACCCGGCGAATTATCCCGCACTTCTCACGGATGCGGAGGGGCTGAAATGAGTAAACACGCTATACTCTCCGCTTCTGGAGCGCACCGCTGGATGAACTGTACTCCATCAGCCAGGCTGGAACTGGAGTTTGATGAGAGTGAAAGCGAAGCCGCTGCTGAGGGTACCGCAGCTCATGCCCTCGCTGAACACAAACTGCGCCGAGCACTAAAAATGCGCTCGAAGAAGCCAATCTCCAAGTACGACTGCGACGAAATGGACGCCCACACCGGCGCTTACGTGGATTTTGTGCTTGAAACCATCGCCCAGATAAAGTTGACATGCAACGACCCGTTGGTGCTGATTGAGCAGAGGTTGGATTTTTCCAGGTATGTACCGGATGGTTTCGGAACCGGCGACTGCGTTATTATCTGCGATGGTACACTCCATGTTATTGATTTTAAGTATGGGCAGGGCGTTCTGGTGAATGCCAAGGACAATCCCCAGATGAAGCTGTATGCACTTGGTGCCCTGGAACTGTTTGACGGGATATATGACGTCAGTACAGTAGCCATGACCATTTTTCAGCCACGCCGGGAGAATGTCAGCACCTTCACGGTATTTAAGGAATCGCTTTATCAATGGGCGGAGGAAACACTGATACCCACGGCTGAGTTGGCTTTTAAAGGTGAGGGCGACTACGTCCCGGGTGAACACTGTCAGTTCTGCCGGGCTGCGGTAAAGTGTCGAGCCAGAGCCGAAGCCAAGCTTAAACTGGCGGCCTTTGAGTTTGCACTTCCTCCCTTGCTTTCTGATGAGGAAATTGGTGAGGTTCTTAATTTGATCGGCGACCTGACCAGTTGGGCAAATGAGATTATATCCTATGCCACAGACGCCGCTGTGAACCATGGCAAGGAGTGGCCCGGTTTCAAGGTGGTCGAGGGGCGCTCCGTTCGGAAATATAGCGATGAGAAGGCCGTCGCCGAAGCAGCAAAAGCTGCTGGATACCGCGACATCTATAGAGAGAGCCTTATCAGCATTACTGAGATGGAAAAGCTGATGGGCAAATCAAGGTTCAATGAAATTCTCGGCGGACTGGTTATAAAGCCGCCCGGCAAACCGACCCTAGTTCCGGTTACGGACAAGCGACCGGCGATGAGTATATCAAACGCAAAAAACGAATTTATGGAGGTTTAATACTATGTCAAATACAGCAAACAGAGTTAATCGTAGTCCTGGGAAAAATCCTACCAAGGTTATCACCGGCATTGTACGCCTATCCTATGCGAACGTATGGGAACCCAAGTCCATCAACGGCGGTGCGGAAAAATACAGTGTCAGCCTGATTATCCCCAAGTCAGACACTAAGACCATCGCGGCCATCAATGCAGCTGTGGATGCAGCGATTGAGGAAGGCAAAGGCAAATTTGGCGGCAGGATTCCTTCTAAAGCGCAGTTAAAACTTCCGCTTCGTGATGGCGATGTCGACCGCCCTGATGACGAAGCCTACTCCAACAGCTATTTTGTAAACGCCAATAGCAATACCGCTCCACAAATCGTGGACAGACAAGTCAACCCTATCCTTGAACGTTCAGAAATCTATTCTGGTGTTTACGCGAGAGTCAGCATAAACTTTTATGCCTTCAACTCCAATGGCAACAAAGGAATTGCCTGTGGTTTGGGTAACATCCAGAAAATTCGTGACGGTGAACCGCTAGGCAGCAAATCAAGTGCTGCTGATGATTTTGCCACTGATGTGGACGATGATTTTCTGTCATGAGAATGCTTAGTATTGATTTAGAGACTTTCAGCACGGTAGACCTCGCGAAAAGCGGGGTCTATCGCTATACTGAATCCCCGGATTTTGAAATTCTGTTGTTCGGCTACAGTGTTGACGGCGGAGGTGTTCAGGTTATTGATCTGGCCAGAGGTGAACATTTGCCGGATGAGATTTGCAGCGCCCTAATAGATGAATCCATTATCAAATGGGCACATAATGCGCAGTTTGAACGGGTATGTCTGTCCCGCTATCTTAACCAGTGGCTGAAACCAAATTCCTGGCGCTGCACCATGGTCTGGTCCGCCTATCTTGGTCTACCTTTATCGCTGGAGGGTGCTGCGTTGGTCACCGGCGCAGAAAAGCAAAAGCTGATCGAGGGGAAAGATCTAATCCGCTACTTCTCCATGCCCTGCAAGCCTACAAAAACAAACGGCCAGCGAACACGTAATCTTCCCGAGCACGACATTGAAAGATGGGAACGCTTCAAAGCCTATAACGCCCGCGATGTGGAAACGGAAATGGCAATACAGGCAAAGCTGGCGAACTATCCCGTACCGGAGGATGAGTGGAAAAACTATATCCTTGACCAGGAAATCAATGACCGAGGTATCCTGCTGGACATGACCCTGGTCAGGCAGGCGATCAGCTGCGATGAGCAATCCCGGTCGGAACTGACGCGAGTTATGCAAGAACTGACTGCACTGGATAATCCCAACTCGGTCGCGCAGATGAAGTCCTGGCTTGCTGAACATGGCCTTAAAACAGATACGTTGGACAAGACCGCGGTTAGGGAACTGCTTAAGACCGCACCCGGAAATCTGGGATGCGTTTTAGAATTGCGGCAGAAACTAGCCAAGTCCAGTATAAAGAAATACACAGCCATGGAAAACGCAGTCTGCTCCGACGGCAGGGCGCGCGGGTTGCTGCAGTTCTACGGAGCTAATCGTACCGGCCGCTTTGCTGGACGGTTGATTCAAGTACAAAACCTTCCGCAAAACCATCTATCGGATTTGGAGGAAGCGCGCAATCTAATTCGTTCCGGGCAATTTGATGCAGCAGAGATGCTCTATGATTCTGTGCCCTCCGTTTTATCCGAACTTATCCGTACCGCATTCATTCCCCAATCTGGATTTAAATTTATTGTTGCTGACTTTTCCGCCATTGAGGCTAGAGTAATAGCCTGGTTGGCGGGTGAGACATGGCGTAATGAGGTATTTGCCACTCATGGCAAGATTTATGAAGCATCGGCGGCGCAGATGTTCCATGTCCCCATTGAAGAGGTCACCAAAGGCAGCCCGCTGCGCCAGAAAGGGAAAATAGCTGAATTAGCGCTTGGCTACGGCGGATCAGTGGGTGCTTTAATCGCTATGGGTGCTCTTGATATGGGGCTTACTGAGGATGAACTTCATCCGCTGGTAACCTCCTGGCGAAAGGCTAATCCCAATATCGTCCGGTTCTGGTGGGACGTTGACCGGGCTGCGAAAAGGGCGGTCAAGGATCGCGTCACTACGGAAACACACGGAATCCGTATTGGGTACCGTAGCGGAATGCTATTCATCACCTTGCCATCCGGCAGGAACCTTTACTATGTAAAGCCCCGAATAGAATTAAACCGCTTCGGCAGCGAATCGGTGACATATGAAGGTGTTGGTGCCGCAAAAAAATGGGAACGCATCGAAAGCTACGGGCCTAAGTTTGTTGAGAACATTGTACAGGCAGCATCCAGGGATATCCTTTGTTATGCCATGCGCCGTTTGGATGTCTTGGGCTACAACATAGTGATGCATGTTCATGACGAGGTTGTGATTGAAGCCCCGGCTCGGGCATCGGTTGATGATATCTGCCAAGTTATGGGCGAGACTCCTCCCTGGGCAAAGGGACTTTTGCTTCGCGCCGATGGCTTTGAGTGCCAGTTCTATAAAAAAGATTAGAAAAAAGTTCATGGACCGTCCGATTCCGCTCCTTGTGGTGGCGATATAGCGAAGGCCACAAACAAAATCCAAGCCTTCGGAAAGGACGAATCCATATGAACGAACTACAGGTATTCTCCTACGAGGGAAAAGAGATCAGAACCATCCAGAGGAACGGCGAAACATGGTGGGTACTAAAGGATGTGTGCGGAGTGCTGGGACTCAGCAATGCTCGCATGATTGCCGACCGGCTTGATGAGGATGATGTAAGTCTGGCTTACGTCACCGACAGCATGGACAGGCGGCAGCAAACCAACATCGTTAATGAGAGCGGGCTTTACAATGTTATCTTGCGCTCTGACAAGCCTGAAGCCAAGAAGTTTAAACGCTGGGTTACCCACGAGGTTCTTCCTCAGATTCGCAGGCACGGAGCTTACATCACAACCTCTAAGCTGGAAGAAATCATGAATGACCCTGACTCCTGGATTAGGCTCTTGACCGCCCTCAAGGAGGAACGCCAGGAAAAAGAGCGGCTTCAGCTACAGGCTACCCAAGATAAGCCTAAGGTGGTATTTGCCGATGCTGTATCCGCATCGGACGGGACCATTTTAATCGGCGAACTGGCTAAAATTCTCAAAGGCAACGGTATTGAAATCGGGCAAAACCGCCTGTTTGAAAGGCTCCGCCAGGACGGTTTCCTTATCAAGCGCAAAGGCACCGACTACAACGCGCCAACTCAGAAGGCCATGGAACTTGGTCTTTTCAAAGTTAAAGAAACCGCCATTACTCATTCGGATGGTCATGTCACCATCAGTAAAACCACCAAAGTTACTGGCAAAGGGCAGCAGTATTTTGTCAACTACTTCCTCGGGGGAGGGGTGGATAGGGATGGACGAGCATAACAGCGAGGGCTGCCCGGAACATATAGCCACTCTTTCTTTGGACTGTGCGGCGCAAAAGGAAATAAGGCACCGTTCGCTGGTTTACATATGCTCTCCTTTTGCCGGTGACACGAAACACAACATCATCCGTGTGCTGGGCTATTGTCGGTTTGCAGTTAGCAAGGGATATATCCCCCTCGCGCCTCATCTTCACTACCCACAGTTTATGGATGATAGTGACCAAAAAGAGCGCGAACTCGGACTATATTTTGCCCTGGTTCTACTTAGCAAATGCGACGAGCTATGGGTGTTCGGACACCGGGTGTCAGATGGTATGGCCCAGGAAATCAGCCAAGCGAAAAAGGAGGGCATACCCATTCGGCACTTTACCGAGAAGTGTGAGGAGGTGCAGGTAACGTGAAGATAGCGGTCGGCAACAGCCGCATGGATAAGAAATGGAAAAACAGGGACATCTCATGGGAAAATTTCCTCACCCGGGTTAGCACGACGATCCGCACCACCGAAACGGTATCAGAATTCCGTAAGATGAGCCGCGCGCAGCAGGATTCCATCAAAGATGTAGGTGGCTTCGTGGGCGGCGCTCTACGTGAAGGTAAACGCAGGAACGGTTATGTCCTCTGCCGCTCCCTGCTCACCTTGGATATGGACTACGCCAGGCCAGGAATTTGGGATGAAATTAATATGCTCCACGATTTCAAATGCTGTGTTTACTCTACTCACAAACATACCCCGGATGCACCGCGCCTCCGGCTTGTTATCCCTTTGTCCCGCGAGGTCAGCGAAGACGAGTACCCCGCTCTTGCTCGCATGGTAGCCAAGGAAATCGGTATCGACTTATTTGACGATACGACTTATGAACCCTCGCGGCTCATGTATTGGCCGTCTACGCCATCTGACGGTGAGTTTGTGTTCCAAGAAAAAGAAGGCGAACTGCTCAACCCCGATACATATCTCGGAAAATACGCTGACTGGCGGGATACTTCCATGTGGCCGGTATCCTCGCGTCAGTCAGAAGTGGTTCGTAGCCAGATTACCCAGCAGGCAGATCCCCTTACTAAGGAAGGCGCAGTCGGTGCGTTCTGCCGGGCTTATTCCATTGAGGACGCAATTGCCACTTTTCTATCCGAAGTCTATGAACCCAGCGCCATGAATGGGCGTTACGACTATATCCCTGCTGATTCTTCAGCGGGACTGGTAATATACGATGGCAAATTCGCCTACAGCCATCACGCTACCGATCCGGCCTGCGGCAGGCTGCTGAATGCCTTTGATTTGGTGCGAATACACCGCTTCCGCGACCTCGACGACAAGACCGCTATGGATACCCCTCCTGGAAAGCTGCCCTCCTTTAGGGCTATGACGGAACTAGCCATAAAGGATGAACGGGTCAAGGAGCAGTTGGCTGAAGAACGCAAAGCCCAGGCGGAGAAGGAGTTTAGGGATACGGATTGGCAGAAAGCCCTGGAACTTGAAAAGACCGGTGCTGTTAAAGACAGTTTCGGAAACTATCTTTTGATATTAAACAATGACCCTAATTTGAGCGGTATCGTTTTTAACCAACTGCGGGACGGTGTGGATGTTCGTGGGGAAATACCCTGGCAAAGGTTCAAACCTGGCTGGAGCGAAACAGACGCGGCTAAACTTTATGAATATCTGCAGAATCATTATGGCATCTACTCACCGACTAAGACGAATAACGCAGTTATGGCGGCAGCTGCTGCCCGACAATTCCATCCGATACGTGAGTATCTTAATACACTTCCTGCCTGGGACGGTGTTAAAAGAGTCGAAACGCTTCTGATTGATTACTTTGGTGCAGAAGATACTCCGTACACTAGGGCTGTTACCAGAAAGACTTTTGCGGCGGCAGTCGCCCGCATTTATCAGCCGGGGATTAAGTTTGACTACATGCTGGTCATAAATGGTGCGACCGGACTAGGGAAATCTACGTTTTTTGGCAAGCTGGCCGGAGAGTGGTTCTCGGACAGCCTGACCTTTGCCGACATGGGCAAAGGCAAAGACGCTCCTGAAAAGATACAAGGGTTCTGGATCATTGAAATCCCAGAACTTGCTGGTATCAGAAAAACCGATGTCAACAACGTAAAAGCATTTTTATCCCGCAGCGACGATAACTACCGTGCCAGCTACGGCCATACAACAGAAAGTCATCCCCGGCAATGTATTATCGTGGGCAGTACCAACAGTGAAAGTGCTGGGTTTCTGCGTGATGTGACCGGCAACCGCCGCTTCTGGCCAGTCCGTGTCAGTGGCAAAAATGCCCGGCGTGGTTGGGATATTACAGATGAGGATGTTCTTCAAATCTGGGCCGAAGCAAAGCTGATATGGAACAACGGTGAGAAGCTCTACCTTGAAGGAGCCGATGCGGAAGCGGCGGTCAGCGAGCAGGCAGATGCCATGGAATCCGATGAACGTGAAGGCTTGGTGCGCGAGTATCTGGATATGCTCCTGCCGGAGAACTGGGATACGCTTGATGTGTATCGCAGGCGTGACTATTTCCGGGATCAGAATGACCCAACCAGGTCGCCAGGTGTTAAACGGCGCGATATTGTTAGCAATATTGAGATCTGGTGCGAGTGCCTGAACAAGAACCGCGAGGACATTAGAACCCGCGATAGCTATGAAATTACCGCCATCATGCAGAAGATGACCGACTGGCGACGCGGGGATAAAAAGATCCGGATCATCGGCTACGGCCCGCAAAATGTATGGATTAGAAAGCGGAATTAAGTCAGAGGTGTTCCAGGCGTTCCGTGTTTGTTCCAGGAAAACTGAACAGCGGGAACAGGCGTTAGCCTAGAAAAATAGGGTACTTGCTAGGTTCTGTTCCAAGTGTTCCAAGAATTATATATGAGTTATTTGTATTATTACTTCCTATACCTATATGGAACTATATACACGCGTAAGGGTCTATAAGGAATTTTTCGGTACGGCTGGAACACAATTAAGCGGAATGCCTTGTAAATTCAGGGTTCAAAGCTGTTCCAGGTTGTTGTTCCAAGGTGTGTTCCGTTCCAGTAAATTATCAAACAGCAACAGGATGAAAGGAATAGAAATGCTATGGGGAGTCCTATGCGAGAAAAAAAGATAGAACAAAAACTGGTCAAGGCAGTACGTGGCATGGATGGTTTAGCGCTGAAGTTTGTGTCACCAGGGTTCGATGGAGTGCCTGACCGCTTAATATTATTGCCCCATGGACGGATGGCCTTTGCAGAAATTAAATCGATGGGGTGTAAATTACGGCCTATGCAGGTAAGACGAAAAAGACAACTGGAAGCATTAGGGTTTTCGGTGTACGTCATTGACGGTGAGGAGCAGATTGGAGGGATGCTGAATGATATACAATCCTCATGAATACCAGGATTATGCCACAAGATTCATCCTTGAGCATCCGATCGCGGCTGTTCTGCTTGAAATGGGTCTGGGCAAAAGCGTCATTACGCTGACAGCCATTTTCGACCTTACTTTGGACAGTTTCGAGATCCGCAAGGTTCTGGTCATTGCTCCACTTAGGGTGGCACGGGATACATGGCCAGCGGAAATTGAAAAATGGGATCATCTTAGGGGACTTACCTGCTCGGTAGCCATTGGAACTGAAGCACAGCGGAAAGCGGCACTTAAGAAAAGAGCTCAAGTCTACATCATTAACCGGGAGAACGTGAACTGGTTGATTAACAAGAGCGGTCTTCCCTTCGACTTCGATATGGTGGTAATCGACGAGTTGAGTTCTTTCAAGGATAACGGCTCCAAACGGTTCAAGGCCCTGCGCAAGGTTCGGCCCGGTGTCAGGAGGATAGTCGGCCTTACAGGAACACCTTCAGCCAATGGATTGATGGACCTGTGGGCTGAAATAGGCATTCTTGATATGGGACAACGCCTTGGCCGGTACATCACCCATTTCCGCAATAATTATTTTATGCCGGACAAGCGTAACCAGCAGATGGTGTTTTCATACAAACCCCGGCCCGATGCCGAGGAAGCTATTTACCGGCTGATATCCGACATCACCATCAGCATGAAAAATACCGACTATTTGAAGCTGCCAGAATTGGTGATGAACGAGATCCCTGTTTGGCTGTCGGACAAAGAGCAAAAAGCCTATGACACCATAAAGCGGGATCTGGTGCTTTCACTGGAAGGACAGGAAATTGACGCTTTAAATGCCGCCAGCCTGTCGAACAAGCTGCTGCAGATGGCAAACGGTGCAGTCTATGCCGATGATGGCTCAGTAGCTAAGATTCATGACCGCAAGCTGGATGCGTTAGAGGATATTATCGAAGCCGCCAACGGCAAGCCGGTTCTGGTGGCTTACTGGTTTAAGCATGATCTTGAACGGATACTTAATCGTTTCCCCGCTGAGAAGCTGGACAGCACTGCTTCCATTAGACGCTGGAATGACGGAAAAATACCACTGGCCGTGATTCATCCGGCATCGGCCGGACACGGATTGAATTTGCAGGCGGGTGGCTCGACCCTGGTGTGGTTCGGGCTTACCTGGAGCCTTGAACTCTACCAGCAGACCAACGCCAGGCTGTGGCGGCAAGGTCAAAAAGATACTGTGGTTATCCACCACATCATTACCAAGGGCACCATTGATGAAGATGTGATGCGCGCCCTGGAAAGAAAGGACAAGACCCAGACCGCTTTGATTGAAGCGGTAAAAGCCAGGATTGGAGGTGTAAGCCTTTATGAGTAACAGGTGTTTTGCTTTAAGTGAAAATAATCGTTGCAAGGTGCTAACCGTTGTTAAGTGCCCAGGCACTAGTTGTTCGTTCTATAAAACCCCGGAGCAGGCAGCTGAGTCACGCAGAAAAGCCAATGGCAGATTGGCCAGTCTGGACGAAGCATACCAGAAGCATATTGCAGCTACCTATTACCGCGGCAATATGCCCTGGCTGGAAGGTGATGATGGCTATGACGGTTAAAGAATATTTATCCCGGGCTTACCGAATTGACCAGCGCATAAACAGTAAGCTGGAACTGGTGGCGTCACTCAGGGATTTAGCCAGGAAAGCTACTGCAACGCTGTCGGACATGCCCCGTAACCCCAGCAATAATATTCATTCCATGGAAGACATCATCGTAAAGATCGTTGATCTGGAAAATGAAATCAACCAGGACATTGATGACCTGGTGGATTTGAAGCGGGAGATCGTAACCATTATCAAAAAAATTGAAAACCCAGTATACCAAACTTTGCTTGAACTTAGATACCTGGGCTTTAAAAGTTGGGAACAGATCGCTGTTGAAATGGGATATAGCCTGCAGCACGTTTTTAGGATGCATAAAAGGGCTTTGAATAAGGTAACTCAAAAAGATGAGAGTAAATGTGATAAAAAGAGAGTATGAGTCTGTTCCATAATTAAAATAGAAAATTGCTTAAATCATTAGGCCTCCGCAGGTTGCTTTGCGGGGGCTTTTTGTATGCCTTTAACGAGGTGAAGTTTAATGCCCTTTAAACCCAAACGGCCGTGTTCTTACCCTGGCTGTCCAAAACTGACACACGACAGGTTTTGCGAAGAACATCAAAAGCTAACCGACAAACAATATGAAAAGTACCAGCGTGACCCGATCGTAAAGAAACGCTACAACAGGACTTGGAAACGAATCCGCGACCGGTACATTGCCGCACACCCTCTCTGCGAGAAGTGCGCAAGTCTCGGGCGGGTCACCCCGGCCCAGGAGGTACACCACATCAAGCCGCTGTCCCAGGGAGGCACCAATGATGTGGATAACCTCATGAGTTTGTGTACGTCTTGTCACTCCGAGATCACTGCCCGCGAAGGCGGTCGTTGGAGGAAATGAGTTTCATGTCAACCCCAGGGGGATCTAAATCTCTACAACTCTACCCCGGAGAACGGGCGGCCCCCTTCGCGCGTAAAAATCACGGTTCAAACGGGGGATTAAACCCTGCCACAGCAAGGAGGTGAAGGCTTGTGGCAAAAGACGGAACCAATAGGGGCGGCCGTCGGGTTCGCGCCGGTGACAAGCCGCAGCCCCTGGCTGACAAAATCTCGGCCGGAAAGGCCGCAAAAGTTTTAGCAGCCCCGGAACTGCATCCCGAGTCGATGCTTGAAGCGGAAGACCTTGACGATGCGACCGATTTATACGGAGAAGATATGCCAACGCCCAGCGATTACCTCAGCGCGAGACAGAGAGATGGTAAGCCGCTGGGCGCTGACGATCTGTTCAGAGAAACTTGGAAATGGCTTAAAGAGCGCGGGTGTGAGAAATTCGTTAACCCAAGATTGATTGAAGCCTATGCCCAGGCTTTCACTCGCTACATCCAGTGTGAGGAAGCCATCAGCACCTATGGGCTTTTGGGCAAACATCCGACCACGGGCGGCGCTATAGCCAGCCCCTTCGTACAGATGAGCCAATCCTTTCAGAAGCAGGCCAACCTCATCTGGTACGAGATTTTTGACATTGTAAAACAGAATTGCATTACAGCCTTCGTCGGCAACCCGCAGGATGATATTATGGAAGCCCTGCTGTCAGGCAGGAAAGGACGGTAGGAATAGATGAACACAACCGAGCGTTTTGAAAAAGTAAATATTGACCGGTTAGTACCTTATGTTCGTAATGCCCGCACCCATAGCAAGGAGCAAATACTTCAGCTTCGAGCATCACTAAGGGAGTTTGGCTTCGTCAACCCGGTCATCGTAGACAAAGACCTCAACGTCATTGCGGGACACGGGCGCATCCTCGCTGCCAAGGAGGAAGGTATTACTGAAGTACCTTGCGTATTTGCGGAACACCTGACCGAACCCCAGAAGCGGGCCTACATTATAGCTGACAACCGTCTCGCCCTGAACGCTGGCTGGGACGCGGAGATGCTCTCGGTAGAGCTTGCTGATTTGCAGGCGGCCGATTTTGACGTATCTCTTCTCGGCTTTAACGATGCGGAACTGAACAAACTACTGAGCGTTGCCGAGGACGTTAAAGAAGATGACTTTGATGTAGAAGGCGAACTGGCCAAGCCCGCCATAACTAAGGCGGGTGACCTCTGGTTGCTGGGACCGCACCGCTTGGCCTGCGGTGACAGTACCAAAGCGGAGACCTTTTCCCTGCTTATGGACGGTAAACTTGCCAACCTGGTGGTGACAGACCCTCCCTATAACGTCAACTATGAGGGTACAGCGGGCAAAATTAAAAACGACAACATGGCAGACCAAAAGTTCTATCAGTTTCTGCTGGAAGCTTTCACACTGACCGAAAAGGCGATGGCCCAGGACGCAAGTATCTATGTGTTCCACGCCGATACCGAGGGACTAAATTTCCGCAAAGCTTTTTTAGAAGCGGGATTCTATCTCTCGGGAACGTGTATCTGGAAAAAGCAGTCGCTGGTACTGGGGCGCTCGCCTTATCAGTGGCAGCACGAGCCGATCCTGTTTGGCTGGAAGAAAGCGGGAAAACACGCCTGGTACTCCGATCGTAAACAGTCTACTATCTGGGAGTTTGACAAGCCCAGGAAGAATACTGACCACCCGACCATGAAGCCCGTGCCGCTGGTAGCTTACCCGATACTCAACTCCAGCATGATGGGCTGTATCGTTCTTGATCCGTTCGGCGGTTCGGGCAGTACCCTGATCGCCTGTGAGCAAACTGGCCGGATTTGTCACACTGTGGAACTGGACGAGAAGTTCTGCGATGTTATTGTGAATAGGTACATTGAGTTTAAGGGTTCCGACATTGATGTTTTTCTTATGCGCGATGGTCAGAAAATACCCTTTAACAGTGTACCAAAACTGGTATAAAGGCTTGCTATTCCACAGCTTAAGAGTGATGTATATGACTACCAAAACGAAAGGTGGTCGATCTCATGGAATTTAAGTTTAACGTTACCGGCGCTAGGCGTAAAGAACTGGTTCAGGTGATCAGCGAAATCCTGAATACTGCACCGGAATACAAAGGCGTTCCCACATTTGCTTATGTCATCGGCGGATTTACCGTCAACAAAGAAGGCACCCTCAGCGCCAGTGAAAACAACAGTGAGGAAGATCTTGAGCAACTATTAGACGAGCTTGACCAACGCGGATTTCAATTTGAAGCGCCGAGCGAACTGGTTATTGAGATGCCCAGGGAAGGTTTTACCGAAGCCGCCATTGCCAATCTGGAGCGGCTGGTTAAGAGCAAGGAAACTCTTATTAAGAAAGCCCTGGACACAGACAGGTTGCCAATTGAACTGACCGAGGACAGGCTGCGTTTCCCTTGGTTCTCCAGAAGCCTTGCGGCGGAAGAAGTCAACGCCTATGCCCGCTTCATCGGTGCGCTCTGCGCCATAGCCAAGAACCAGCATCGGGTAACCGCCACTGAAAAGGCTTATGATAACGAAAAATACGCTTTTCGCTGCTTCCTGCTGCGCCTAGGATTTATCGGGCCGGAATACAAAACGGAACGAAAAATTCTGCTCTCCAGGTTAACCGGCAGCGCTGCTTTCAAAAATGGCCAGCGCAATTCGGAGGAGGATACTAAAGCATGAAGCAGATTCATCCTGAAATGTTAAAGGCGCTAAGGTCATATTTTTCCCCGGGTACGCGGGTCGAATTGGTCCGTATGGAGGACCCGTACACCAGGCTGAAACCTGGCGACCAAGGCACAGTATCATTTATAGACGATACCGGCACCGTATTTGTCAACTGGGACTCCGGTAGCGGGCTGGGGGTAGTATTTGGCGAGGATGAGATAAGAAAACTCGATGATACTCTGCGCCGGGCAGCCTCTAAGTCAGCAGAAATGGAGAAAGCAAAATGAATGAGACCATACGGATGCAGATTTTGGCCATCAGGGAAAGCGGCGTCACGAATATGTTCGACATCCCCCGCGTTAGTCAGGAAGCAAACATCCGAGGCTTTCACGAACTGGTTAACTATCTTAATGACTATAAGACCGAGTACGTTCGCTTTATCTTGACGGGTGAAGAAGATGAGAACAAATAACTGAAGACTAATAAATATACGGTTAACAGAGCTTCTTATGAGGCTCTTTTCTTTTGTTCGCTTTAAGAAAGGAGGCGGCAATCATACGTAGACTCAAGAAATATAAACCAACACAGTTTATGGCACCGGATTCAAAATACAGTAAAGACGCCGCCGACTATGCTGTGGCGTTCATCCAAGCCCTGTGCCACACCAAAGGCTCCTGGGCTGGCAAGCCCTTTGAACTTATCGACTGGCAGGAACAGATTATACGCGATATTTTTGGGATACTGAAACCCAATGGCTATAGGCAATTCAATACGGCTTATGTGGAAATTCCAAAGAAAATGGGCAAGTCTGAATTGGCAGCCGCCATCGCTCTGCTTCTTACCTGCGGGGACAACGAGGAGCGTGCTGAGGTTTATGGCTGTGCTGCCGACCGCCAGCAGGCATCTATTGTGTTCGAGGTCGCCGCCGACATGGTGCGGATGTGTCCCGCACTGAACAAACGTGTTAAGATCCTGGCCTCCACCAAGCGGCTTATTTACCTGCCGACCAATAGCTTTTATCAAGTGCTGTCGGCTGAAGCCTATTCGAAGCATGGTTTCAACATCCACGGCGTGGTGTTTGACGAGCTGCATACCCAGCCTAATCGGAAATTGTTTGACGTCATGACCAAAGGCTCCGGAGATGCAAGGATGCAGCCGCTTTACTTCCTCATCACGACAGCGGGCGATAACGTCAACAGTATTTGCTATGAGGTGCATCAAAAAGCCAAAGACCTGCTGGCTGGTCGTAAGCATGATGCGACGTTTTATCCTGTAATCTATGGAGCGGAGGAAGATGACGACTGGACTGACCCTAAAGTGTGGAAAAAAGTTAATCCGTCGCTGGGTATAACCGTAAGTATCGACAAGATTAAAGCTGCCTGTGAAAGCGCAAAACAAAACCCTGCTGAAGAAAACAGCTTCCGGCAGCTTAGGCTCAACCAATGGGTCAAACAGGCAGTACGCTGGATGCCCATGGAGAAATGGGACAAATGCGCTTTCAAGGTTGACACGGAAGAACTAAAAGGCCGGGTGTGCTATGGCGGGTTGGACTTGTCCAGCACTACCGATATAACAGCTTTTGTGCTGGTTTTTCCGCCGGTTGATGAGGACGATAAATTTCATATTCTCCCCTACTTCTGGATACCGGAAGAAAACCTCGACCTGCGTGTTCGGCGCGATCACGTAAACTATGACCTGTGGCAAAAGCAGGAGTATCTTAAAACCACCGAAGGCAATGTGGTACATTACGGATTCATCGAAAGCTTCATCGAGGAACTTGGGACCCAGTATAACATCCGTGAGATTGCCTTTGACCGCTGGGGCGCGGTCCAAATGACACAGAACTTGGAAGGGCTTGGTTTTACAGTGGTGCCGTTTGGCCAGGGTTTTAAGGATATGTCCCCTCCTACCAAGGAACTAATGAAACTGACCCTGGAAGAAAAGATCGCCCATAGCGGCCATCCGGTTCTGCGCTGGATGATGGATAACATTTTTATCCGCACAGACCCGGCCGGAAACATTAAACCGGACAAGGAAAAGTCTACAGAGAGGATTGACGGTGCAGTGGCAACTATTATGGCACTGGATAGAGCAATACGATGTGGAGGAAATGCCGGTTCTTCGGTTTATGATGTCAGAGGACTTTTATTCTTATAGTTACCTGATCTATATCTATGCCATAAATCCAACATTGTTTAGCTTTTGTAATAAATTTCTGTTACTCTAGTGTCATAAGGAGGGTGATGATATGAGAAAAAGCTTATTAATAACTACGTTGGTATTCATTGGATGTTGCTTCTTTATATTTACTGTCCCGGCTAGCGCAGCAAGTAATAGCGGCATTAATATTTTACTTAATGGTAAAGCAGTTAAATTTACAAATGATTCCGGTTACCCGTTTGTGGATGAGAATAACAGAACGATGGTTCCGCTTCGTGTAACAATGGAGTCTGCTGGATTCGTTGTCGGTTATGATACGAATGCACGTACTGCTATTGTGATAACCGAGCATAACCGAATAGAAGTGCCGATTGGAACAAATAAAATTTATACAAACAATCAGCTTACAGAAAACGATACAGTAGCTGTTGTTAAAAATGGCCGAACTTACCTTCCTATCCGGGCGGTCTTGGAAAATGCAGGTTATACGGTTGAATGGGCAGGCGACACCAATACGGTTAACGCATATACTTTTAACTACGACGCAAACGAATTTGTACCATATAGCACATCCAGCCTTTCAACGCTTCTTGAAAATATATTGAAAGGTAATGTTATCTATTATCAAGGTCAGTATTATGCTACCCCAGACTATGTGAAAATGATGACAAATGTACAGGTTCATTATTACGGTAACGATCTCAACACGGCAATATATCCTCAAGCAAGCCGATATGACTTAGCTGAATTTGATGAGAGTCAGATCGAATGGGTTTCAGGAATTACTTTTGACTATATTTTAGTTCAAGATAGCCAGTTAGCAGAGTTTGGCATTGCAGGAAAGCGGAGTGATATTCCAGGATATTCATATATTTATGCTTTTTATGAGCAAGGAATATCTGGAGATAAAATCATATACTGTGTTGATGAAATGACCGATAAATTTATTAATGCAACTGATGCAACAGGCACTTTCAATGGTATTCGTATGAAAAAAGAAAGCGGGACTTTGTTTTTTAATTATGCTGATTTGAAAGCCAAGGGAATCTATTCCCGGTAATAAAACAACTGCTAAAACAATACTTACAAAGGCAATTCTTCGGAGTTGTCTTTTTTCATGCCCATTTTAAGGAGGGCGTTTTATGAAAATACCCGTATTATCAAGATTATTAAAGCCCCGAGCCAGTCCTAAAAATCGTCTGTATGGCAGCACATATAGCTTTTTCTTCGGCGGAACCGCCAGCGGCAAAACCGTCAATGAAAGAACTGCCATGCAGACCACCGCGGTATATGCCTGCGTTCGCATCCTGGCGGAAACCATAGCCAGCTTGCCGCTCAATGTTTACCGGTCTACAGACAACGGCAAGGAGAAAGCCATAGACCACCAGCTATATTATCTGCTCCATGATGAGCCTAATCCGGAGATGACTTCATTTGTGTTTCGGGAAACACTGATGAGTCATCTTTTATTATGGGGCAACGCCTATGCTCAAATTATCCGAGACGGGCGGGGCAAGGTACTGGCCCTCTATCCCCTGCTGCCCGACCGCATGACAGTGGATCGGACAACTGAGGGACATCTCTATTACGAATACCGCAAGGACAGTGGGTATGTAATCTTAAGGCCAGAAGATATCCTGCACATTCCCGGGCTTGGTTTTGACGGATTGGTGGGCTACTCTCCTATCGCTATGGCCAAGAACGCCATCGGCATGGCAATCGCCACCGAAGAATACGGGGGTAAATTCTTTGCCAATGGAGCCAGTCCAGGCGGAGTTTTAGAGCATCCCGGGGTAGTCAAAGACCCGGCCCGAATCCGGGAAAGCTGGAACGCGGTCTACCAGGGCAGCGGCAACGCCCATCGGATAGCGGTTCTGGAAGAAGGTATGAAGTTCCAAGCCATCGGTATACCGCCGGAACAGGCACAGTTTCTTGAAACCAGGAAGTTTCAGACCGAGGAGATATGTAGAATCTTTCGGGTACCGCCCCATCTGGTGGCTAATTTGGACAAAGCCACTTTCAGCAACATCGAGCATCAATCTATCAGTTTTGTAGTCCATACCATCCGGCCCTGGCTGGTAAGGCTCGAGCAAGGAATGAATAAAGCTCTGCTCAGCCCATCCGAAAAAGGCCAGTATTTTGTGGGTTTTGTAGTGGACGGACTACTGCGGGGCGACTATGCCTCGAGGATGCAAGGTTACGCCATAGGTATTCAAAACGGCTTCTTAAGCCCCAACGATGTAAGAACCTTAGAAAACATGAACACCATCGAGCATGGCGATATTTATGCCATGAACGGCAACATGCTGAAGCTTGAAGATGTGGGCGCGTATGCCAATACCAACAGAAAGGAGGTCAGCCAATGAGCAGAAAGTTTTGGAACTGGCTCAAAAACGAGCAGGAGCGAACCCTTTTTTTAGATGGGTATATCGCTGAGGACAGCTGGTTCGAGGACGATATTACCCCCAAGCAGTTTAAAAACGAGCTCTATGCTGAGGATGGGGATGTGGTGGTGATGCTCAACTCTCCAGGCGGAGATGTATTTGCCGCCAGTCAAATCTACACCATGTTAAAAGAATATCCTGGACATATCACCGTCAAAATCGAAGGGCTTGCTGCCAGTGCGGCTTCGGTAATCGCCATGGCGGCAGACGAGGTTCACATGTCTCCGGTAGCCATGATGATGATCCATAACCCCGCCACCGTCATATTCGGGGAAATATCTGACCTTAAAAGCGGTATTGCCATGCTGTCCGAGGTTAAAGAAAGCATCATCAATGCCTACGAGCAGAAAACCGGTTTATCAAGAGCCAAAATATCGCACATGATGGATGCCGAAAGCTGGTTTAATGCCTGGAAAGCAGTGGAGCTGGGCTTTGCCGACAAAGTCTTATACACAACCGAAGAACACCTAAACGAGCCGCCCAGTGCGGCTTATCTTTTTGACAAAATGACGGTCACCAACGCGCTGGTAAAAAAGTTTCCGCTGCCCCAGGTTAATAACCCTAAACCGCCGACCGGCACCCCGCTTAGCTACCTGGAAAAGCGGCTCAGCCTATTAAAACATTAGAATGGGAGGAATAACCATGAGCAAAATCTTAGAACTGCGTGAGAAAAGAGCCAAAGCCTGGGATGCCGCAAAAGCCTTTCTGGACAGCAAACGCGGCGCTGACGGGCTCCTTTCCGCCGAAGACGTTGCCACCTATGAAAAGATGGAAGCCGATGTGGTGAATCTCGGCAAAGAAATCGATCGGCTGGAGCGTCAGCAGGCATTGGACGCGGAGCTTAACAAGCCCGTCAATACACCCATTACCGGCAAGCCCGGCCAGCCCAACCCTGAGAATAAAACCGGCCGGGCCAGTGACGAGTACAAACGAGCCTTCTGGAATGCCATGCGCAGCAAGGCAGCGGGATACGAAGTATTAAACGCGCTGCAGGTGGGAACCGATTCCGAGGGAGGCTACCTGGTGCCGGACGAGTTCGAGCGTACCCTGGTCGAAGCCCTGCAAGAAGAAAACATCTTCCGCACCATGGCCAAGATCATCCAAACCGCCAGCGGTGATCGTAAAATACCGGTCGTAGCATCCAAAGGAACTGCTTCCTGGGTAGATGAAGAAGGCGCCATTCAGGAATCAGACGATGCCTTTGGGCAGGTTTCCATAGGGGCCTACAAACTTGCGACCATGATCAAGGTATCCGAGGAATTGTTAAATGATAGCATCTTTAATCTGGAGTCATATATCGCCCGGGAATTTGCCCGCAGAATCGGTGCCAAGGAAGAGGAATCCTTCTTCATCGGTAACGGAACCGGCAAGCCGACCGGGATTTTCAATGCTACCGGCGGAGCGGAACTGGGTGTAACTGCTGCTTCGGCAACGGCTATTACGGTGGATGAGATCATGGATCTGTTCTACAGCCTCAAGTCCCCTTACCGCAAAAACGCCGTATTCGTGATGAACGATTCCACTGTCAAAGCCATCAGAAAGTTAAAGGACGGCAACGGCCAGTATCTGTGGCAGCCCTCCATTACTGCCGGACAGCCGGATACGATTTTGAACCGTCCGGTCAAGACCTCAGCCTATGTACCGGCAATCGCAGCTGGGGCTAAAACTATCGCTTTCGGTGATTTCGGCTACTACTGGATTGCTGATCGGCAAGGCCGTTCCTTCCAAAGGCTGAACGAGCTTTATGCGGCAACAGGTCAGGTAGGATTTAAGGCAACCCAGCGGGTGGACGGCAAGCTGATTCTCTCTGAAGCCATCAAGGTACTTAAGATGAAAGCGTAGGTGTGAGTTATGAGCAATGTAAAAAACTACACTGAGCAAGGCGGCGAGAAAACCGTCATTGGCGGATCGCTTGAGATTGCGGCCAGCGGTAAGCTGACAATTGCGGAAGGTGCAACAATTGAAGGGATCTTATCCGTCCCGGTGGTTGATGCCCTTGACTCAACCTCAGCTACCAGTGCCCTGTCGGCTAAGCAGGGCAAGGTTTTAAATGATGCTATAGCTGCCAAGACCGCTGCCAATCAGGCCGACAGTATTGCAACCGAAGTGGCCGAAGTGGTGACCGACTTCAATGCCCTCCTCGCTAAGCTTAAAGCCGCGGGACTTATGGCAGCCGAGTAATGAAAGGCGGTGGGCGTATTGGTGCTTTCTTTGGAGGAAGTAAAACTGTATCTAAAAGTAGACGGTGATGAAGACAATACGCTCATCACCGATCTCATAGGTGCCGCCGAGGAGCTATGCCAGGACATTCTGCGCTTTCCCCTGACCGAATTTACCGAGGTGCCGGAAACAGTTAAACAAGCCCTACTCTATGCTATCGGCAATCTTTATGAACTACGGGAAGCAGTCGACATGAAAGCATTAATTGAGTTTATGACCAGGCTCTTATTCGCCTACCGCCGAGAAGGGTGGTAATTATGAAGAAGCGCGATTTAATGGGTCAGATGCGGCAGCGTATTGCCTTGCAGGCCAAGACTATCACAAAATCAGAAGGCATCCCCCTAGAAAACTGGACTACAGTAGCCATAGTGTGGGCAGCAGTTTCGGACATATCGGGTAAAGAATATTTCCAGGCGGGGGCCTTGCAGTCGGAAGTCACCACCCGGATTAAAATCCGCTACCGAACCGGGCTAACTACTTCCATGCGGGTATTATATGGCTCCCGGGTATTTCAAATTCTGTCGGTAATCGATAAGGACGAGCGGCACCACGTAATCGAACTGATGTGCAAGGAGGTGATCCCCGGTGGCGGGTAATCTGACCCTGGAAGGTATGGATGAGATTTTAGATAGGCTAAAGGAACTGGGGCAAAGAGCCGCTCCGGCAGAGAACCAGGCCCTTTATGCCGGGGCCAAGATCGTTCAGGAAAACGCCAGCCAAAAAGCGCCGCGCAGTTTAAAGGCTAAGGAGCATCTGGCCGACAATATCGTGATTTGCGAACCAAAGCAGGATGAAAACGGCAAATACGTGGAGGTGGGGCCAACGGCTCCCTTTTTTTATGGCAAATTTCTGGAGTACGGCACCTCCAAGATGACCGCCCGCCCTTTTATGGGTCCGGCTCAAGCCGAAAGTAGAAAACAGGTGCTGGAAACCATCAGGCAGACCTTGAAAGCGGGGCTTGACCTATGATCAATGTCAAACCGGAAGTCCTGGCGGCTTTGGAGGGAAACACCGATCTGCTGGCTTTATTGGGCGGGCCTTATATCTACCAGCTGAAAGCACCGGAGGGTTTAGGTAAATACATTACTTTGTTTGAGTTAACCAATTTCGATTCCGCCTGGGCAGACGGCACTGCTTTTATGGCTGAGGTGCACCTGCAAGTGGATGTGTGGGTAAAAGCAGCCAGCACCTCCCCTATTGCTGCCGAGGTGGACAAAACCATGAAATCATTAGGCTTTAAAAGAACTAGCAGCGCCGATCTTTATGAAGACGATACCGGAATATATCACAAAGCGCTCAGGTATGTGACTGAGCGGGAAGTTGAAGGAGGTTAAAAAATGGCAGGGGTACAAGTAGGCTTAAACAGCCTGTATTACGCGGTTCTTACCAGCGATACGCCTTTGGGAGCGACATATAACAGCCCGGTGGCCATAGCCGGGGCTATCAACGCCAAAATAAGTCCCAAGAGCAATACAGAAACCCTGTACTGCGACGACGGGCCTGATGAAACCGTCACCTCGCTGGGGGAAATCGATGTGGAGTTTGAGGCTAAAGACATTGACCTCAACACCCAGGCGGCCCTTTTGGGGCACAGCGTCACTGGCGGGGTGCTGATCAAAAAGTCAACCGACACCGCGCCCTATGTGGCTTTAGGATTCAAGTCCAAAAAGAGCAACGGCAGCTACCGCTATGTATGGCTGTATAAAGGGAAATTCGCCCTGCAAGAGCAGGAGTACCAGACTGCGGAGGATAAGCCCAAATTTCAGACCCCCAAAATCAAGGGGACATTTATTAAACGCACCTTTGACAACGCCTGGCAGAAGATCGGCGATGAGGATCATCCCGATTGGGCAGTTTCAACCGGCATTAATTGGTTTACGGCGGTGGACGGAGCGGCCCCCGGCCCTTTGACGGTGACAATAAGTCCGGTGGATGGGGCCAGCGGAGTGGCGGCAGACGCAAACTTGACCTGGACCTTTGCCAACGCCATCCAGGCTACCGATGTAACCGCCGCCAATTTTATCTTACTGAAGGCTGATGATGGGTCTTTGGCTGCTGGAGTCCTTAGTATTGATACGGAACACAAGGTGGTGACTTTTAATCCGGCCAGCAATTTAGCCCCTGGCGCGGATTACATCATGGTATGCACGCAGGGTGTCAGGGATATTTATGGCCAAAACCTGGCCACGGCCTCAATCGGCAGCTTCACCACCGCCGTTTAAGCCAATCAGGGCGGTTTTTGTACCGCTATCACACAGGGAGGGATATCGATGGAGAACCCCAAGATTACCCTTAAAGGAAAGACATACACCGCGCCGCCGCCCAAGGTCAAGCTCTGGCGCGAAGTGACCAAATTCAAGGATAAATTCGGCGATAAAGAGCAAGGCGATGAGGAAGCTCTAAGCGAGATGGAACGCTTGATCGCCGCTGCCTTTAATCACCCGGAAATAAGCGCTGAGGTTATTGAAGAAGAACTGGACCTGGATGAGTTTGTCCCTCTCTTTTACCAGATTGCCAGCTGGGTGGCCGAGGCAGTCAGCCGCAAGATGGCAGAACTCCCAAAGTAAATCCCGCCGACGGACCTGACCTAAGCCATCTGTCGGCTTATCAAATGGTGGTGTATTTCTATTTAAGCCTGGCCCAAAGCTACCACTGGCTCCCGAACCAGATTGACGCCATGACGCTCGATATGTTCTGGGATCTGCTCATTGTTGGCTCTGTAGTTAACGAAGCTGAAAACAATCCTAGCGGGTACATTGATGATATTTGGTAAGGGGGTGAGAACAATTGGCAGAAACCATCGGTGAACTGCTGGTCAAAGTCGGCCTGGACAACACCGGCTTTAATCAGGGCATGAAAGAATTGGATCAGTCGCTTAAGCTGGCTAGGGCTGAATTTCAGGCAGCGGCCGCCAAGATGGGTGATATGGGTAGCGCCGCCGACCAACTTAAATTAAAAGTTGAATACTTAAACAAGCAGGCTGAGGTGCAAAGGCAGAAAGTTGCCGCTTTAAAAGATGCTTATGACAAAGCGGCGGGCAGCACTGAGCAGGATGCGGTGGCGGTGGAAAAACTGCGGATCAAAATGCTGCAGGCCGAAAAGGTTCTGGCCAATATGGAACACTCCCTAAAAAATACGGCCAAGGAACTGGAACTGCAAGCTTCCGCCTGGACCAAGCTCTCTAAAAAGGCCGAAGAAGCAAGCCAGAAATTAAAAGCAGCGGGCAGCAGCATCACCAGTGCCGGTCAGGGAATGTCCCTAGCGGTTACCGCACCGCTTGCAGCCGCCGGAACCGCAGCGGTGAAACTAGCCTCAGATACCAATGAAGCTCTAAACAAGGTGGAAGTAGCCTTTCAGGATAACGCTGAAGGCGTTAAGAACTGGAGCGATACCACCCTGGAACGCTATGGCATCGCCAGGGGCACTGCCCTGGATATGGCTGCTACCTATGGGGATATGGCCACCAGCTTGGGGCTTAACACCGCGCAGGCGGAAGAAATGAGCAAGACCCTGGTGGGTTTGGCCGGAGATCTGTCCAGTTTTAAGAATATCAGCATCGACATAGCGGATACCGCTTTAAAGTCGGTATTTACCGGCGAGACCGAATCTTTAAAAGAATTAGGCATTGTTATGACCCAGGCCAACCTGCAGGAATACGCCTACAGCCAGGGGATTAAAAAGAAGATCCAGGATATGAATCAGGCGGAGCAGACCCAACTCAGGTACAACTATGTCCTGGCCATGACCAAGAACGCCCAGGGGGATTTCGAGAGAACCGGGGCGGGAACGGCTAACCAGATGCGGGTTTTCTCCGAAAGCATAAAAGAGCTAGGGGCTACCATGGGACAGCATATCCTGCCGGTTATAACCCCATTAATCCAGAGATTAAATGAACTGGTGCAAAGATTTGGTGCTTTAAGTCCCAGCGTTCAAAAAACCATTCTGGTTGTGGCAGGGTTGGCTGCCGCCATAGGCCCGGTTGTCCTCATTATCGGTCAGCTGGTCACCGCCGCCGGGGCCATCTCCGGGGTAGTTGGTACAGCTGCAGCCGCTATCGCCAGCGCCGGTGGGGTTACCGCAGCTTTGGGGGCGGCTTTTACCGCCTTAACCGGTCCTATTGGTATCGCCGCAGCCGTTATTGCCGGGATAATCTTAGCTATCAAGGAGCTTTGGCAGAACAATGAAGACTTTCGTAACATGGTCAAGGAAATCTGGGCGGATATTGGGAACATTATCGCCAAAGCCGGAACCGCCATTAAAGTGTTCTGGGACAAATGGGGTAAAGATATCACTGTGGTATTTACCAATATCTGGAACATTATCAAGGCGGTATTTCAGACTGCGGCGGAAGTGATTGTAAACGCCTTCGGCTTTTTCCTGGATGTCTTGCAGGGAGACTGGCAAGGGGCCTGGGAGCATATCAAAAACATTTTCATCACCCTGTGGAATGGGATTAAGACAGTGGTGGTCAACGCTTTCGAGGGTCTAAGAACCCTGCACAACACGCTGCTGGAAATAGGTACTCATATTATTCAGGGCCTTATTGACGGGATTAAAGGCCGGATTGAGAAAGTCAGGGAAATCGCCGGGGAAATTGCCGAGACGGTAAAAAACAAAATCAAAGAAGCCCTATCCATCCGCTCCCCCTCCCAGGTCATGCGCGAATATGGCCTTAATATCAGCGAAGGCTTGAGTACCGGCATGCAAGAAGGAATGTCCTTTATAGAAGGATCGGTATCCGACATTATTGCCACCTTGGTCGATATGAAGAACAGCCTGGAAAAAATAACGGCTGAAACCAATGCCAAGCTGCTGGAAGCGGAAAAAGAGTACGCCGACCAGTGCCGGGAAGTCAAAAGCAAACTGGCCCAGGATGAAATCGCCTTGCAGCAGGAACTGTCCGATAAATTAGCCGCTATTACGGCAGCAGGTTTAGAGAAAGAAACCCAGGCCATCGAAGCTTTTGAGCAGAGCTATGCAGCCAAGGTGGAGTCCATCAAAAACCAGATCGGGCTTTTTGATGAAGTGAAGCCACAAAAAGTATCAGGCAAGTCCTTGCTTGGTAATCTGGAGGACCAGGTTAGTCAGTTTGATAGCTGGCAGGCCAACTTAAAGTCACTGGCCGCCAAGGGAGTCGACGAAGGACTGATTGACGAGCTTCGGCAGATGGGGGTCAAGGCGGCTCCTCAGGTCGCGGCGTTAAATACCTTGACAACTGATGAGCTTAATCAATATGTAAGCCTTTGGAAAACCAAAAACGCTCAGGCCCGGGCGGAAGCCAATATCGAGATGCGTCAGGCCCGGGTTGAGCTAAGCCAGCGCTTAAGTGAGATCAGGCTGGAAACCCAGAACCAACTTACCCAGCAGACTATCGAAATGCAGAACAAACTCATGGAAATGAAAGCCAAGGCCGATGAGGAGCTGGCCAGATACAAAAAGGCCTGGGAGGAAAAGAACGGCGAAATTAAAAAGAACGCCGCTGAGACTATCGCCACCATCGAAAAGAAGTATGAGGAAATAGTCAAAAAATCGGCCGGGTATGGCATCCAGGCTATGAGTGAGTTAATCCGGGGCATAAAGTCGAGGATGAGCGCCTTGCAAAGTGTCATGGATGAAGTGCGAAGCATCATGGGCTCAGGCATGGACCCCAATCAGCGCAATTCCCCCTCTTTAGTAGACAAGATAAAAATCGGGGTGGTTGATATAACGGCCGCCTATAGCAGCTTAAAAAATAATTTAAGAGGTCTTGACTTGCAGAGTGCTTTAGCAGGAGTTGCCCCTTTAGCCTTGGGTACGGTTGCCGCTAATTCAACAAGTAACAGCTCGACCACCATCAACAAAATCAATATAACGTTCAATGGCGGCACCGCCGATGTGGGCGAACAGATTTACCGGACGCTCTTGGCCAAGGGGGTGCGTTTCAGTGGCTAAAAGCCTTAAGATTGCCGGGATGGAGCGCTGGCCGGACTATCGCCGGGGGAGCCTTAATATCAGCCAAATCCTTACCAGTCAGGTAGACAGCTGCTCGTTTTTGGTTAAGGGATCAAAACCCCTGCAGGGCAGTGAAGTCATCATCGAGGATAGCGGTCTTACAGAGCCTCGGCTCTTTGCCGGGACCATCGACCGGGTGGAACTGATGAATTATAAGGCTCCTCTGGTGTGGAAAGTTGACTGCCAGGACTATACCTTGCAGATGGATAAAAAGCTGGTGGTGGAAACTTATCTGGGCTTAAGTGCTGACGCTATTGTACGCGACATCCTGCTTAAGTATTGTCCCAGTTTTTCGGCGGCGGGGATAGCCAGCGGTGCACCGGTAATCGAGTCTACCGGCACCGAATTCAACTACAAAATGCCGTCGGAATGTATGAAGTGGCTGTGCGACTATATCGGCTGGCAGTGGTATGTGGACTACTACAAGGTGGTCCATTTTTTTGATCCTGCCCAAATGGGAACTTCCGCTCCCATGACCTTGCAGCCTGGGGGCCGGTTTAGCAATTTCAAGGTAAGTATCGACCACCAGGGACTGCGCAACCGCGTATATGTTTTGGGCGGCAGCATGCTGTCCGATCCGCAGACCATCGAATGGAAGGCAGACGGTGCGGCTCGTATCTGGGTGCTCCCCTGGGTTCCTAATGAATGTAGCTTGCAGGTGGGCGGTACTGTGAAAAGCGTCGGTGTTGAGGGTGTGGATGAAGAAGATGCCAAGGATTATCTGGTAAACCTCGGCGACGGCTACCTGCGCTGTTCAGTTGATACTGATACGCCCGAGAGTGGCGTGACCATTTCGCTTACCGCCCGGCAAAGCATTGATGTCATTACCGTAGTAGATGATTTGGCCAGCCAGGCTTCGATTGCCGCCCTGGAAGGCGGCGATGGGGTGTATGAGCACTATATCAAAGACGATACCCTGATCACCATTGAAGCAGCTGAAGCGGCCGGAAATGCCGACCTTAGGGAATGGGCTAATCCTAAGACCAGCGGCAGTTTCATCACCACAGTGCCGGGATGGGAACCGGGACAGTTAGTAAGCATTGAGCTTCCCGAACGAGGTGTGAACGCAGTTTTCCTGGTACAAAAGGTGGGAATCTCCTTAAGTGAAGCCGGTCTTTGGATATACACCATAGAATACGGCGGACGTCTCTTAGGGATAGCCGATTTTCTTAAAGCCCTGGTCTCCGCCCAGCAGAAGAAAAAAATGAACGACACCAAACTGATCCATAAGTTCGTTTATGGAACCGAAGCCATAGTGATAAAAGATGCGCTGCTTACAGCAGGCAGAAACCGGCCCTGGTTGGTCGAAAGCTGTGCAAGCAGCGCAGTAATGATAGGAGGTTGATGTAATGGCTGGCGGATATATTCAAGTCCCACCCGACAGCACCGGGAAAAAGTTAAACGCGCGCTATCGGGCGATTGAAGGCACAGCTGGCTATGAGCAGTATGTGGCCCTGCAAGGGCTTCCTACCTTTTATTGTTTAGCGCGCAGCGTTTCTTTGGCGCAAAACAAGCACTTGTTTTCCATATATAACGATGCGGGCAGCGGGTATTTAATTCGGGTCCCTAGGCTATCCATTGTCAACATGTCACTGACATCGGTTTCCGGGGTAGGGGTGGAACTGGATTTTATGCGTACCACCAGTCAGAGCGGCGGTACGGTTATAACCCCGCAAAAAGCTGACACTGCCGATGTTAACTTGACAGCGACAATTCATATTGCTACCGGAGCCACCATTGCTGAAGGTGCCTTGCTGTGGCCGGTAACTCTTAATAACGATGAAATACCTCTGACCCTTAATGCCACTCCTTTGCTGGATTTCAATATGATCCCCCGGGGAATGGACGTTAAGCCTTTATGTATACGGCCAGGAGAAGGTTTCAGTATCAAACAGATAACCAACACCAGTGTCGGCCTATGGTCAATACTGGCGGTGATTACAGCTGAGGATATCACATAGGAGGTTAGGCTATGGCTATGATATGGGAAATGCATAAGTGGGGGCTTGAACACATCCCGCAACCGGAGAGCCAAGCTGTCCCCACTATTGGCAGCCTGGCCCGCATCTATCCCCAGACCCAAGCTAAGTCATTGCCTAGGGGGTTGCAGATATCAACAAGTATTGATGGCAGCCAGTGGAGCCCATGGGCGGATGTGGACTTTTCCGAAGCTGTAACAGTACCTTTCCCGGGCTTTATCAAATTCAGGACCTATCAAAAAGCCAACGTGCAGGTCTTTAACTACAAATCGCCAGATGAAGCCGACTCGCTGGTTGGCCTGACGGTGGTTCTGGGCCAATACGGGGTGGTGTGACATGAAAGATACTATCAGCCTTAAATCAGAATGGTACTTGGAATATGGGGACGGCAAAGTTTTCGGCCCTTTAAGAAACTATGTTACCAGCGCAGGTTTAAATATTGCCGCCCAGAAGCTGGCCGGACTCTCCAGCCCCTATCTCGTTATTGGTGATGATACGACCGAAGGGGATACCATATCCGAAGTTTACCGCAAGGCGGTATCGGTGGTGACCCAATCCGGCAACATAATCCGCTTCAGGACGGTGCTCTTGTCTGGAGAAGGCAATGGGCAGCACCAAAAGACCTGTATCTTTACTGACGCCAGTGATGCACCCGGTTCAGGCATTATGTTTAACCTCTTAAAAGTGCCCTGGGGCAAGGAAAACCAGATGATTTTGACAGTGGAATGCAGGCTTACTCTGCAGTAGGGGGTGATTTTTGTGTTGTTTGCAGCTGAAAGCGGCCGAACCGTAATCGATGAGAACCTGGCTAATGCTGCTATGATGATGCAGGAATTCTCGCATATTTATGAAGGCACCGCTTTTGGTGGCAAAACCGGCGCGGGCATAGCTGAATTTGACTGTGCCGGTTATGACCATGCGGTGCGGTTTAAAGCCGATGCCGCTGCCGCTATCGCGAGAGTGACCTTTGAAATTATCAGGCATGGTCAGGGTGCTGATCTCTTGGTCGAACTGCGGGACGGCTTTAATCCGGACGGTTCAACGGCGGGTTCGTTGCTCAGATTCATGGTGCTGCCCAAAGAGTTTATTCCCACCAGCAAGGGATATTTCAGCATCCCTATAGATATATCTGACCTGGTGAGCGGCGCTTACTACTGGCTGATTATTAAAAAAGCCGGGGATGCTGATAACCATTTCCACCTGCATGGGGAAACCATTCAAGACTCTTTATACCCAACTTACAAAAGAGCGGGAAACAGCGGAGCCTGGACAGCGGAGAACGCCATCCACTTCAGCGTATATAACGGGGAAACGGGCAACCTTTTACATGGCATTTATGGCTACAACGCCGTTACGTGGCTTATATGGGACGGTGATCTAATCTCCAAAGCCTACCGGTACCTGCCCCCTGCTTCCGGTTTTATAGGCGGGGTCAGACAGATCAAGACCTATCAATGGTCAGGCGAAATATTAAAACGGGGGGTGGTGTAATGTTTGGCTCAGAAGAAATTCTGGCTTTTATCCGCAGACAGGTCGGAGTAAGGAACGATGCTGCTGATCCGGCGGGTAGTCTACATGCCAAAATCGGCAACCTGAAAGATGTTATGCAAAATTATATAAAGAACTACACCATCATGCAATTAAGCACTATATCATCAAACACTAGCGGCTGGAACAGTACTGAACAAAGTGTAACCATTTCCTACAATGGCGCAGGTATATTGCAAAACATATATATACAAGCCAGTGGTTCATCCTCATGGACCAGTAGATGCCGGGCTACCGTAACAGTTGACGGAATGGCCCTACCTGCCTTTGGTTCTGTGAATGGTAGTGTAGCCTGGGGAGCATCTGATGTTATTTTGTTTGCTGATTCAACGGGAAAACTCAACGTAATTGACAGCAGAGCCAATTTATCTATCCCTTTTCGCTCTTCCCTATCTGTCACCATATATTTTTCTGTTTCCAGTGGGGGCGGCGGGTCTATGGTTGGCAAGCTGGAAATCTACAGGTATTAACGAAGGGAGGCAGACTTATTGTTTTTAGTATATAACAAGAACGACGGTTTAGTAGTGCAAGCATCTGAGACTGAACCGGTGCTGGCTCCAGGACAGGACTATGTCTTTGCCAATGATCCTGAACTCAATTTGTCCAATTACGAGTCTATAAAGGTTGTAAATAAAGAAGGATGCCATCTGGAACTGATACCGACTGCTGAATGGAATAACAAAGTAAGCGGCGGCAGAAATATAACGCTGGACGAAAAAGTAGCCAAGCTTGAAAAGTATAGTTTAGTACTGATGGAGGCTGTAGCTAAACTTTCGGAGGCAAATCCCGGCACGGTCAGCACTGAATTGATGGCTGAATTGGTGCTGGCAGGAAGGAGAACCATTGATCAGGTGCCAACTGATATACAAAAGGAAGTGTCAGGCAGGATTGCATCAGCTATCGAATAATCGGCAGCTTTTTCAGAATGGGCCATAGGGCTCTTTTTTATTGCCAATTTTAAGGAGGACTAACAATGAAAAGCTCATTTCAAATCGCCTTAACAGCCTTTGGCGGCTGGCTGGGCTGGGTTTTGGGAGGCTGGGACGGCTTTTTATACGCACTGATTACCTTTGTGGTTATCGATTACCTGACCGGCGTCATGTTGGCCATACTGGAAAAACGCCTTTCCAGCGAGGTCGGTGCCAGGGGCATCTTTAAGAAGGTGCTGATTTTTTCCCTGGTGGCAGTGGGACACATTATCGACGCCCAGGTAATAACAAACGGTAGTGCTGTCCGTACCGCGGTCATCTTCTTCTATTTATCTAACGAAGGGATCAGTATTCTGGAAAACGCAGCCAAGATCGGCCTGCCTATTCCGGAGAAACTCAAACTGGTTTTGGACCAGCTGAATAAGGAGGAAAAGATTAATGGCTAGATTATGTTTCGACTACGGTCATGGCGGCAATGACCCGGGTGCAGTATATAAAGGAAGAAAAGAAGCCGATGATGTGCTGAGCCTAGGTCGGGCCGTAGCAGCAGTGTTGAGACGCCATGGAGTAATCATCGATGAGACCAGGACGGCTGATGTTAGTGTAAGCCTGAAAGCTAGATGTGATTTTGAAAACAAGGGCAGCTTTGATTACTTCATATCCTTTCACCGTAATGCTTTTAAACCGGAGGCGGCTGCCGGTGTGGAAACTTACACTTATTTGAATCCGGGAGCCAAGTCAAAGGGGCTGGCTGAAAAAATTCAAAGCTCCCTGGTGGGGGTCGGTTTTGCAAACCGGGGGGTGAAAACTGCTAATTATCAAGTCTTAAGAGAAACCAAGGCTCCTGCAGTTTTAATTGAAATCGGCTTTATTGATAACAGCCAGGACAATGCACTGTTTGATGCCAAGAGAGATGAAATTGTCAAAGCAGTTGCTGGCGCTATCCTTTCCCAACTGGGGTTAGCATACATAGAAGAGAGCCAGAATGGTCTGGAAGGAGCTTTGGAGGTGTTGGTAAGAAACGGTATACTTAAATCCCCCGAATATTGGCTGGAAAATGCCCGGCCGGGTAAAACCATTAAGGGAGAATATGCCGGACTACTTATTGAACGAATGGCTGAATATATTTCTTCTTAACAACATTGAATACTATTATTCTGAAGCAATCGCCCGTGGAGCAAATCATCCTGCTCTGCGGGCTTTTTCTTTTTGCTGGGGTTCGACTCCCGCAAATTTTTCGTATATCGGTGGGAGGTAATGACGGTGAAATATTTTTGATACCGTCCGATTCTTGCTCCTCCTGCGGCTTATACCGAAGGCTTTTAAGGTTTGCCTTCGGAGGAGGTATTGTAATGAATCAACAGCAAAAAGAGAAAATCATTTTAATGCGACGGGACGGTTTAAGCTATTCAAAAATATCGACAGCTCTTGGTATTTCGGAAAATACGGTGAAGTCTTTCTGCCGTAGGAACAATCTTGGTAGTGCTAATAAAGAAATCTTCTTTCAGAGGGACGGAATTCTTTGCCGACAGTGCAGAACCCCCCTTATCCAGACCGCTGGAGTGAAGCAGAAACGGTTCTGCTCGGATAAATGCCGCATGGCCTGGTGGAACGATCACCCGGAAGCCGTCAACCGTAAAGCCATTTATACTTTTACCTGCCCTATATGTGGCCGTGATTTTGAAAGCTATGGAAACAAGAAGCGCAAATACTGCTCCCGCGCTTGCTACGGCAGGTCGAAGGCGGTGCGGCATGAGTAGTAAGACATTAGCAGTCATCTACTATACGGCTACCATGGCAGTCTTCAATAGATGGCTTGCAGCAGGCATTATCCGAGAAGATGAATTGATGAAAATTGAGGCAACTATCGCTCAAAAATATGGGCTTTCCGAGCGCAGCATATATCGCCAAAACGCTTGATAATATGGGCTTTTGGAGCGAATATGTCATAGCGAAAGGAGGTCATTATGGAAAAGATAGTTACGAAAATATCCCCTTCGGTGCCACCAATCCCGGCTAGATTACGGGTTGCCGCTTATGCCCGCGTATCATCCGGAAAAGATGCGATGTTACATTCTCTGGCAGCTCAAGTCAGCTATTACAGCAACCATATTCAGCAGCGCATGGATTGGGAATATGCTGGTGTATACGCCGACGAGGCACTGACAGGAACCAAAGATACTCGTCCGGAGTTTCAGCGTCTAATTGCTGACTGCAAAGATGGTAAGATTGACCTGATCATTACAAAATCGATATCACGCTTTGCCCGCAACACGGTAACACTTCTTGAAACGGTGCGGGAACTAAAACTGCTCGGTGTTGACGTTTATTTTGAGGAGCAGAATATTCATTCCATGAGCGGGGATGGCGAACTTATGCTAACCATCCTGGCATCCTATGCTCAGGAGGAAAGCCGTTCGGTTAGTGAGAACTGCAAGTGGAGGATTCGCAAGCGGTTCCAGCAAGGTGAAATTGTAAACCTGCGTTTCATGTACGGGTATCGAATCAACCATGGTCAAATTGAAATCGATCAGGAACAGGCCGAAATCGTTCGAATAATCTACGCAGATTACATAAAAGGCCTGGGTTGCGATCGGATTGCTGCCAGGCTGCGGGAAATGGGTGCTCGAACGTTCAGCGGCAGACAGTGGACAGCAAAGCGGGTCCTGGCCATCCTAAATAACGAGAAATATTCTGGCAACGCGCTGCTTCAGAAAAAGTATGTAGCCGACCACTTGTCAAAGAAGCTGATTTATAACCGGGGAACCTTGCCAAAGTACTATGCCGAAGGAACCCATCCGCCGATTATAGACCCTCTCACCTTTCAAAAGGCGCAGGAAATTATGGCTCTTCGCCGGGAGAATAGAAATGTGAAAAAAAACCCGGCCAACCGTTACCCATTTTCAGGCTTAATCTTCTGCCCCCACTGCGGCAAGAACTACCGGCGGGTAACCTACAAGGGGCATGCAGCCTGGAATTGTTCCACATTCGTCCACTACGGCAAGGACGCCTGCCCAGCCAAACAGATTCCAGAACCAATCTTATTGTCGCTGACCGCTGAAGTGTTGGGCCTGGCGGAATTTGATGAGGTGGTTTTCCGATCCCAGATTAAGCAGCTGCAGGTGCCGCAAGCAAACAAGGTAATTTATATTTTTCAAGACGGTCATAAAGTTGAAGCCGCCTGGCAAGACCGGTCACGCAAATCTAGCTGGGACGACAAAAAGAAACAGCAGGCGCGGGAAAGGACGCTTGCATATCAAAGGGGAGATTTGAAATGAAACCCGCTCGAGCCGTTACTGTCATACCACCAACCATAAACCGCTTTACACCGGAAACGACTGGTGTGGCTGCAAGAAAAAAAGTAGCTGCATATGCTCGTGTTTCAACAGATTCTGAGGAACAGCTTACCAGCTACGAAGCCCAGGTAGACTACTACACCAAATACATCAACGAACGTGCTGATTGGATATTTGCCGGAATCTACACCGATGAAGGTATCAGTGCCACTAATACCAAAAAGCGCGATGGGTTTAAGCAGATGGTTGCCGACGCACTGGACGGTAAAATCGATCTGATTGTTACTAAATCAGTCAGCCGCTTTGCGAGAAATACAGTTGACTCTCTGGTTACGGTTCGCCAGCTAAAAGAAAAAGGCGTTGAGGTTTATTTCGAAAAGGAGAACATTTACACGCTGGACAGTAAGGGGGAGCTTTTAATCACCATTATGTCCAGCCTGGCGCAGGAAGAAAGCCGTTCAATTTCTGAAAATGTAACCTGGGGCCAACGCAAACGTATGGCTGATGGGAAAGTAAGCATGCCTTATCGTCATTTCCTTGGCTACGAAAAGGGTGAGGATGGTTTACCTAAAATCGTTGAAAAGGAAGCGGAAACAGTGCGGCTGATTTACAGAATGTTTCTTGAGGGTAAAACGCCTTCAGCCATAGCTAAGCATCTTGGCAATCTGGATATCCCATCTCCAGCCGGGAAAAAAACCTGGCAAGTGGCGACAGTGATAAGCATTCTGACTAACGAGAAATACAAGGGTGATGCTCTGCTGCAAAAAAGCTTCACGGTGGATTTTCTCACCAAAACCACCAAAGTCAACGAGGGTGAAGTTCCCCAATACTATGTGCAGAATAGCCATCCTGCCATTATTGAGCCGGACGAATTTGATGCGGTGCAGCTGGAAATGGAACGGCGTAAAAAACTTGGTAGGCCAGTCAGTTGCCACAGCCCATTTTCGGCTAAAATCGTTTGCGGTGAGTGCGGCGGTTTTTACGGTTCCAAGGTCTGGGGTTCAAATACAAAATACCGGCGCACGGTATGGCGGTGCAATGAGAAGTACAAAAACGATAAACCTTGTTCCACGCCTCATCTTACAGAAGATGAAATTAAGCAACGGTTTCTGGAAGCATTTAATATACTGATGGGCAGCCGGGATGAGCTGCTCGCCAACTGCCGCCTAGCCCAAGAAGTCTTATGCGATTGCTCGGCAATTAAAACGGAACTTGCGGAACTGCACCGCGAAATTGAGGTTGTTTCCGAGCTCACGAGAAAATCCATTTATGAAAATGCCCGCTTTACTATTAATCAAGATGAATTTAACGAACGGCACCAGGGATACATGGAGCGGCACCGGATTGCAACAGAGCGGATTGCCGAATTAGAGGATCAGCGGCGAAACCGCCAAAACAAATTATTGATACTGGATGGGTTTATACGGGAAATCGAGACCCGCCCGCTTGCGATCGATGAGTATGACGAGAAGCTGTGGTTGGCAGTCATTGATAAAGTCATAATCCATGATGCTAATGCCATCCATTTTACGTTCAGAGACGGTACGGTAATTAAAGTTTAATAATATAAACAACTATCCGCAGGCTGGCTGCAATTCCGGTCCTGCGGTTTTTTATTTTGGGCAGGATAAATAATCTATAATATTGGCATGGAGTAGAATTCATTTTATTTCCAGAGGAGGAATGAACATGCTAACCATCGATGAGTATATTGCCAAAATGAAGAAAGCCGACAAAATGGATGAATTCGATTATTTAAAGCAGTCCGAGAATATGGCCGCAGTTATTAAATATGTTATGACCTACTTTAATGAATACCTGACCCTGGAGACTTGTGACGCGGAAGCTATCAAAATGAAGCACAAGAGGGACAAGCTGGAGCAAGAGATCGAAAACAAATACCCAAAGAGCAAGGAGTTCATACTTGATTTTTATATGCAGCAGAGGATTGGCATTCACAAAGAGGTAAAAAAGTGGCTTGAAGATCTGTCCTACTACCCGTTTTTCTATTCAGAAGACGATTTTTCGTCGGCAGCCGTGGACTTCTGTTCAGGCTATAAGCTCAAGAATGGAAATATGAATGAATACCGCAGTAACATACAAGTATTAATGGCGGAGATTAAACAATGTGATACTGAAGAACCTGGGCCTTCGGAGATGATTCACCTGGACAGCAGCCTGGTTGCATGGGTTCGGGACACTTACCGACAGTATGGCGTTAACTTATTTTCTTTTGCGTATGATCATGCCTATTCTTATTATCAGCGATATGTGAAATATGAACGCGGCCAGTGGGGTGAAGGATCTTATTATGTGAACAATTATAATCACCGCTATAATAACAATCCCTTTGATCTTGACCGGATCTATGAAGATAACAAACACCGGCCGTTCCTGCAAGACAAGCGGGGGGAACTGGAAATGCTGGTCATGCACGAATGGCTGTTTGGCATGGTGTATGATGATGATTACTGGCCTGAATACGTTAACCTATGCGTGGATAGAGGGAGAGTGAAAATAGTCCAGCACATAAACGCCCTATTGCCAGTTACACAGGCCGGGCTAAAATACCCTGATGATGTAAAATGTGAGACTGAATACATTGTGTTAATGAATGGCGAACTAAAGAATCCGCCTAAGGGAGCTTATATTCTAAGAGCAGATGAAACCTTAAATAATTCTAGTGTGTGGCAAGATACGGAAGCAATAACATCATTGACAAAAAGTTTAAACGAAATATTTAAAATATATGGTACACCGAAGGTACTAGAATTAGCTGCTCCGATGAAAACGAATTCATTTGACGAAGAACTGTTTCTTACCTGTTGCAGCATTATTGAAAAGAAGATGAAAAAGCATACGGGTATGAAAGTAGCGATTGTAAATGGGCCGGGTAATCAGAGGTCAAGGCCGAACAGCTACATCTCAACAATTGAAGACATAATGAAATTGAAGGTTCAGCTGCGGGAAAGGAAGATGCGTCTGCAATTCTCAATTGATTTTCCCGCTCTATTGGCAGGTAAAAGGAACAGCTATAGCCAAGGCGAGATATTAGGGGCGCTTACAAAAATGAAAAATTCAATCGTGAGCATACATATCACCAATACCCAAAATCAGCCTTCTTTCCACTCAAAACTTAGAAAAATCGGCGATGATTCGACCGCTGAGTACCTGCATAAATTCAAATATCCATCCTATGACGATTTCTATACTATGCTCAGAACAGTTTTTAACGACAATCAGCGGCGGTACATGATTCCTAAAAACGTCGCTAATGATGCCCAACTGGAAGAATTGGTTGACAATTTGCTGCGCGCAGGATTTGCGTTTTGTTGTGGGGGGAATCAGTAATGTATGAGCCACAAGATATTCAGCAGATGAGACTAAAATTGTACGAAGAAGTATGGTCCGAGCCCATGACAACTGTTGCTGTAAGATATGGGATTTCAGATAACGGCTTGCGTAAAAGGTGTAAAGCACTGAATATACCGTTGCCACCAGTGGGGTACTGGGCAAAAGTAAAGGCCGGGAAGCCTGTACCGGAACGGGTTCCCTTGCCCCCTACTATATATAATAGTAATAAAACAGACAAATCTGAGGGGTCAAAGCCGCAGGACCAAAAGAAGGATAGCATTTTACTTTTCGTCGATACTGAAGAACTTTCCCTTGAACAGTTAAGTAACATGCAGGATTTCGACTTGCTTTTGCCCGGCTCGTTTGAAGATTTCTCAAATTGGTACAGCAATATTAAGGTGCCAGGCCGGATACAGGACTACCATGCTTTAGTTTCAAAACATCAATCAGAAATGGAATATCGGGAAGCAAGAGATAAGGAACATCCTTTCAGAGATAAAGGTATCAAAATATGGAGTCCGGTTGAAAAAGTAAAGTACCGCGACAATGAAGCCGTAATCCTCATTAGTGTATCAAGCAGGCAATACAACCGTGCCTGCAGAATTGCCGATACTATTATAAAGTCCTTTCAGGAATTGCGAGCTAGGTTTTCGGTTGAACGTGGTACTAAGGATAACATAACCATTACGCTGTTAAGTACCGACTTGTCTTTTGAACTATTTGAGCAAAAAACAAAGCGGCGATACCTATGTGAGCAGGGTGCCCCACAAGACTTAAGGCCGATATATGAAGAAGTTTACGATGGAAAGCTTCAAATCAATTGGACAGTTCGTAAAGCTGGGTATTATTCAACCGACAAATCTGCTTCTACTGTCTTGTCATATAGCGATTCAGATGATAAGCGGCTGGAGAATCAGATTCCTTCCATGGTTCTTGAGGTATGCAAACTATGTTTCAATAATGAAATAATTAACAGAGTCGAGCAGAAAAAACGGGCGATTCAATTTGAAATTGAAAGAAAAAAACGGATCGAGAAGGAAAATATTGAAAGACAGCGGAATTTAGAAGAAAAGAGACAAGTACAAAGAGATGCTTTGATTAATGATCTTGTTAAACATGCAGATGACTGGTTTAATCGTGAAAAGTTATTACGATATGCTGATGAACTGGAGAATTACCTAATTACTCTTGGAGAAGAAGAAACAAATCAACTGCTTCAAGGATACATCCAATTAGTAAGGGAAAATGCGGATAGATATAATCCAATTGATCATATACTTGATAGAATGAGAGCAATTAAATCGTCCGATGACTAAGGTGTTACAGCCAACTTAAACCGTCCAAAAGCTGACGGTATTGCCTGACCGAGAATTGCTAGATATAATGACCATATCTTAGGGAAAGGAAAAGAC